ACGAAGCCGATAAATTTCATCGTGCTTATCTTGATTCAAAGTGGGACGAGCTGACTGATTATGAAAAATACGGAACTTGGAAGTATATGGAAAATTCCAATCCAATGAATAAGCCTCTGAGTGGATATACAGAAAGTTGGAGCAGAAGCGACTTTCAAGGAGTGGGCAATGTAGATTGGGGCCGTGAGGATAGATGGAGAAATCTTAGTACAAGAGATTTTATAGACCGATTCGGAAAAGACGGAACGAGCAACGTAGACCATTACGAAGCTATTAAATCTCTGACAACGGCTATTGACAAGATGGAACTACCTAAAGATTGCTGGTTTGTAAGAGGCTCGGACAATAACGGACTTGCAGGGCTTTTTGAGGGTAATCTGTTTTCGTTTGACGAAGCAATGCAGATATTGAACTCCGGCGACGAAGCGGCTATGAAAGCCGCTTTTGAGGGTCAGGTTTTCCAGTCTCATTCTTTCTTGTCAACGGGCATTGCAAGCGGTACTGGCTTTAGTGGAGAGGTAAAATACAGCATTTACGCTCCGCAGGGAACACACGCTATTTACGCCGAACCTCAGTCTTATTTTGGAAGTACAATAAACGGTGAGCAGATTTACGAGGTTGGGAAAAGATATTCAAGTGTAGGCGGAGAAGCGGAAACCATTTTTCAGCGTGGTACAGAATATCGTGTTTCCTCCATCAGCTATGACTACGGAACAATCAACGTAGAACTGGAAGTTGTCAATCAGCCTGATTATTTCGTTACTGGTGCAGAAGAAACGTTTAACAACGGCGCTACAATTCATCCCAAAAAATAATTTGAAAAAAATTGAAAAAAGGTATTGACAAATGTAAAAGTTTATGATAATATACATACAGAATCAATCAAGCCTAAATGAACTCGAAAGGAAGTCTGAATGATGAACATCAACAACATCAAGAATGAGACACTTGCCAAGCTGACGGCGAAGGAAATCGGGGAGCTGGGGCTTCTTGATTGCGGAGTGATGACCTATAAGGGCCAGCTCAAAACTAAGCGGAATGGATTCACCGTTGAGAACGGTGATGGGGTCAGGAGCTTCACCAACTCCAAGACTGATATGCGCTACGATTTCGTCAAGATTCAGAGCGTGGACGATGTTGACCACTACGCTATGCGTGTCTATGACATCTTTTGCGAAACCTACTGCGATTTCCTCCAGCCTTTAGCTGGAATCGACTTTTTGAAGTAAACAAGAACCCATACAACACGAGGAGGTCATTTAAGATGAAAAATGTATTCAAAGAGAATAGTTTTGAGTTCCTGCTGATGCTTAAACATTTCACTCTTGCGGGGCTTGAACAGCAGTATGAGCAAGCATACAGCGAAACCGAAAAGGATGGTAAAGACCCCAAAGATACCGATTTGTGGGCGTTGGATTTTATGATGTGCCAAATGAAAGCTCATTTTGACGATGTTTTTTTTAAGTTGCAGGATATGTCCACAGAAGAACAGCAAGAGTTTTGCTACGATGAACTCAAAAAGATTGGAGCGATATAATATGGCAGAAGAAAGACAATCCCCAATGCGTGGAATTTTTCCTGACCCTGAGAAAATCAGGTGCCGAGACTGCTTCAACCGTGACAGGACGGAAGTCAAGATACTCGGAAAGATGAAAAAGGTCGGTATAACAAAGGCGTTTTGCGCCGCTTATCCCGAACCGCCCGATTCAAGAGGCAAGCCGAGCGAGATTCTTTTTCAAAATGCGGATTGCCGATTCTATGTGAAAGATAAGTAATGGAGCGGTAAATCCGCTCCATTATTTTTGATAAACTTTGCAAAAACCTATTGACAAATATAAAAGTTTATGGTAATATACACTCAACAGGGAAACCTGATTATAGAACTCGAAAGGAAGTCTAAATAATGAAAACGCTTAGAAGAGATATTAGCTACAATCAGGCTTGTGCTATTATGGAAGCGAATAACTACAAGGTAACTTTCGTAAAAGTGGTGAATAACGAGTGGACAGTATTTTATAGCGGAGATAGAAAGATTGCGAGATATAATGTCAAGTACGGAAAACTTCAAGTGGTAGAAAATTGATTTAAAACTCAGCTAAAAGACTGACGGCTTGCCGTCAGTCTTTTTTTATGCTATGATGCAGAAAAAGGGGTGATACAAAATGGCGAATATGAATGTCAATTTCACGAGCAATGCTGGACAGATAAAAGACGCTGTACAGCTTGCTACAGAAAGAGCTTTGGAAACAATCGGGCTTATTGCCGAGGGATATGCAAAAGGACTTTGCCCTGTGGACACGGGCAGGCTGAGGAATAGCATATCTCACGCTGTAGATGTTCAAGATAAAGCGGCTATAATAGGGACAAACGTAGAATATGCGAGATATGTTGAGTTTGGAACATCAAGAATGAGCCCAAGGCCGTATCTTGCTCCTGCCGTCCAAGACCATATAGCTGAGTACAAACAGATTTGGTATGATGAAATATATTCAGTTTGACTTGACAAGAAAAGAACTGAAATGTATAATCCAATCAATGGAACACATGAACGGCAAAGAAAGCCGACGATAGAAAGGAATGTGGATTATAAATGGCTCTTACGAAGAATCGCATTAAGGAGATTTTGTCTGCGGCTGGTGTTTCTGCGGAGAATGCGGAAAAGGCAATCACAGATATTCTCGACGGGCATCTTGCTTCTGTCAACGCTCTCAGGGAGGAGCGGGACAACTACAAGGCCGACGCTGATAAGCTGAAAGACGTTCAGAAAGAATTGGACGATTTTAAGGCTAAGGGCGACCAAGACTGGCAGAGCAAGTACGAAAACGAGCATAAGGCGTTCGACGATTACAAAAAGCAGATTGCTGACCAAAAGGTTGTCGAAAAGAAGTCTGAACTCTATAAGCAGTTGCTTAAAGATTCTAAGATTGACGAAAAGAGAATTGCCGCCATTATGAAAGTTACCGACCTGTCTAAGCTGAAAATCAAGGATGACCAGCTTGACGGTAAAGATGAGCTTGAAAAGTCCATCAAGGCGGAGTGGGCTGATTTCATCGTCAAGGAATCCAAGAGCGGTGCTGATGTGTCGAATCCTCCTGCTGGTGGGAATCCTCCGAGCGATACTCCGAGCAGAGCCGCACAATTGGCTAAAGCCTATCACGATGGGCTTTACGGTTCTGAAAAGAAAGGAGAGTAAAAAGTATGTCTTTTATTTCCAGTCCCGAGAGACAGGGCGAAGTTTACGCTCCGGGCTATTTTCTGGCTCATGAGGAGTGCGTAAGAAAGACACAGACCATTTCCGCTACTGGCGTTACGGCTGACGCTTACGGTGGGAAGCACGTTAAGATGGGTACTGCGTGGCCCTCCAACAACGCAAACGCTGTCGGCATTCTTTATGAGGATGTTGATGTGACTACTGGCGATATGCCGGGTTCTGTCGTAATGAAGGGCGTTGTCTACGAGAACAGACTTCCCGTTGCGCTGGCTTCTGCGGCTAAGACCGCTTTGCAAGGCAAGGGTTTTGTGTTCCTGACCGAAGAGAGCGTTACAAGACCTGATTTTGAGGAGGGTGACTAATTATGCCTAATTGGGAAAAGAATATTTTCGGGCTTATCCCCGAGGCTGAATGGCTGAATGTGGGCTTCAACGTGACCCGCCCTAACGACCCTGTTGACGGTCTGTTTGGCGACCAGCGCACGGATAATCTGATGGCGCAATGGCAGTCTATTGCCGCTGAATATCAGATTCCTGTCATGGCTCAGTTTCACGCTTTTGATACTGAGGCTAAGACTACTTTCCGCGTTCCTGTGGACACTCACAACATTGAAAAGGGTCTTATCAAGGTTAAGATTAATCAGTCCGAGCGTATGAGAGCGCTGACCCGTAGCGGCGTTCGTGAGGACGCTATGTACGATTACGTTCTGAATGACGGTATTCGTCTGGCTGACCAAGTTTTCACTCGTTCCAAGGTTGCGAAGAATGAGCTTCTTGCGACTGGTCAAATTACCATCATTGAAAATGGTCTGAATCTTACTGTGGATTACGGCGTTCCTGCGGCTCAAAAGGCGTTTACGCTTGACCTTGCGACTACCGCCGACATTGCCGCTCAGCTTCAAACTATCGTTGATTACGCCGCTAATATCGGTGTGACTATCACAGGCATGGTCACGAGCCGCAAGAACATCACTAAGATGCGTCGGAACGCTGGCTTGCAGACCAATATCAACGGCAATGTCGGTGCTGGCGCTCTGATTCGCTCCGCCGCTCTTGAAGCGTATCTTGAAGAGGAGTTCGGCATCAATCGGATTGTTGTCAACGACCTGACCTACGGCGCAAGCGGCGTTATCGGTGCTAATGGTAGACCGTCCATTACCACCGCTCGTTACTTCCCTGATAACTCTATCACTTTCTTTGCCACTAATCCCGCTGGCAGGCTCGGTATTGGTCTTTGGGGCGACCCGCCCGAGACTGATGTACAGCGGTTTATGAGCGGTTCTGCTTCTTCCGTCAATCCGTATGTCTACGTTTCTCAATGGATTGAGAACGACCCTGCGGTGCTGTGGACTAAGGCTTCCGCTCTGTTCATGCCTGTGCTGTACAATCCCAACAGCCTGTTTATCGCTTCCGTTACCGACAGCTCTGCTGAGAGCGGCGGTGAAGGCGGCTAATTATCGCTTTAGGAGGCTGATTTCATGCTCACAGAGCTTTGCGCTGAAATTCGCAATTATTTTATCAAGCCGAGTGAAGATATTCACAGAGGCGATTTTAGCGTCTCTGGCGGCGCTTTGGAATCAGCCTCTTTTTTGCAGGATGGACAGTATTTCCGCATCGTCGGCTCGGTATTTAACGATGGCGTGTGGAAGTATGGAACAGACGTGCTGAAAGATGAAACTTTCAATGGCGAGGTTTGGGCTATGCGTGTCCCTCAAACCGTAATCGACTTATCGAAAGCTATTGACGATTGGAACGAGGAAAACAAAGATACTCTTTCCAGTCCATTTCAATCTGAAAGTTTTGGCGGATATAGTTATTCCAAGCAATCCGCTGGTAGCTACGGAAGCTCAACTAATGCCGCTTATTCGTGGAAGAATCAGTTTGCAACTGCGTTAAATCCATGGAGGAGGTTGTCTGTCCTGTGAGTTTGCTTGACGAGGCCATGACCGAATGCACGATGCTGAATAAAATCAGCTCTGATGATGGTTATGGCGGCGAGATTATAAATTGGATAGAGGGTTCTCATTTCAAAGCGGCAATTACTTTTGATACTTCCATTGAAGCGAGAGTTGCTGAACAGCAGAATGTGTCAAGCCTTTATACCGTTACGACCAAAAAGGACAAAACGCTGGAATATCATGAAGTATTCAGGAGAGAGCTTGATGGCAAAATTTTCCGTGTTACCTCGGACGGTGATGATAAAGCTACGCCGAATAGCGCAAAGCTGAATATGCGTCAGGTAACAGCAGAAGAATGGAGCTTGCCAAATGGATAGTGTTCAGGCTCTACACGCTTTTTGGGCGTCTTTCGGACTTCCTGCCTACGATGAAAGTACAGTTCCTGATGATGCGGAATTACCACGAATCACATATAGCGTCTCTAAGGGCTTTTTTCTTGAGCCTGTTGCGCTTTCTGCATCGTTGTGGTATAGAACTAAGTCTTGGCGAGAAATCACTCTAAAGGCCGAAGAAATAGGCGAGAGCATAGGTCTTTCTGGAAAGCTGTTAGAGTTTAACGGAGGAAGAATATGGATTGTTCGTGGCAGTCCATTCTACAGGCGTATGACAGATGAGGATGATTCTATCCGAAGAATCTACTTCAATCTTGAAGCAGAGTTTTTTGAAGTTTGAACGAAAGGAGTTAAACCGAAATGGGGAAGTTTACAGTTGTTTCCGATGATGCTTTTGACACTCTTCAACTTGACGCTGGTGTTCTTCTGAGTTCTTTTGACCCGTCAAGCCCGACGAAGCCTGCAAGTGCCGACATTATCGCAACGACTACTGGCGGTATCAATCCGAGCTGTGTTGCGACTTACAGCGACTTTGGCGAAGATGTGGATAATGTTCCGAACAATATGATGGAGTTCAAGCACCTTGACGGCTGGGATTGCACGCTTGGATTTTCCACGATTAAGTTCAATGCCGCAAATATCGTGTGGGCGCTTGGTGCGGCTGATACAACTTCGGGTACTGGCTACACTAAAATCGTGCCTCGGCGCAATGTTGAGCTGACTGACTTTAAGGATATTTGGTGGGTTGGCGACAAGGCCAATGGCGGCGCTTTCGCCGTCTGCTTGAAGAATGCTCTTTCCACGGGCGGTCTGAGTATTCAAAGCACGAAGAATGGCAAGGGAACAAATGCAGTCACGCTGACTGGTCACGTTTCCATCAACGCTCAGGATGATATGCCTATGGAGTTTTACGACATTGACGCTCCGGCTCAGCCCGGCGGCTAAAAAGCAAAACAGGGAGTGTAAAACATGAAACTTTCTGAATTTAGAGGCGAAGATGCTCTTGATGTGCTTGCGGATTTGATTGAGCCTGCAATGGAAATTATGGGTGATAAGGAATTTACGCAAGCGTTCAGGCAGAAGAAAATTCCAAAGGCTGTGAAAACAGCCATCAAGAATCACAAGAAATCCGTGCTTGAAATTATGGCGGCGACGGAAAGAGAAGATGTTGAGGAATACGCAAAAAAGGTAAATGTTTTCACGCTTCCCGTAAAGCTCGTCGAGCTTTTGAATGATGAAAATGTGATTAGCCTTTTTACGTCGCAGGGGCAGACGGAGGCCAGCGAATCTTCTGGCTCTGCTACGGAGAATACAGAGGCAAGCGAACAGTAAAACAATTCATGCGGTATGTTTTAGCGAGGATGGAAGAAGAAAACCGAGCCGAAACATACCGCTTTTATGTTACTGATGTTTTGCAAGCTATAGCACACAACACAGCTTCTATAGTCGCTGGCGGATTGAGTATGAACAAAAGATATTTTGAGCTTTTACACAATGAGCAAAAGCAAGAAGCTGATGTTCAGGATGAAATTTCCGTTGAAGAAGTTGTGGATAAAATATGGTCTAAAATAGAATCGGGTGATAAAAAATAATGGGACTTTTTGATAGTGTTTTCGACCTTGCCGCTAAAATCAGCCTTGATACGACTGAGTTTGATAATGGCATGGATAGTGCAGAAGAAAAAGGAGAAAGTTTTTTCTCTAAGTTAAAGAGCGGACTTGGTACTGCCGCAAAAATTTCTGGTGTCGCTTTTGGAGCAATGGCAGGAGGCGCAGGACTTCTCGGAAAGGCGCTTATGGGCGCAACTTCTCAAACAGCCATATACGGAGATACTATAGATAAAACATCACAAAAAATAGGTATTTCCGCTGAGGCTTATCAAGAATGGGATGCGGTTTTGCAACATAGCGGAGCTTCTGCTGGCTCTTTAACTGCTGTTATGAGAACTCTTTCTACCGCTGTAGAAAATGGGGACGAATCTTTTGAAAAAATAGGAATTTCCTTGGATTCCTTGCAAAATTTGTCCAAAGAGGAGATTTTTGAGAAAGTCATTTCCAGCTTACAGGAAATGGAGGATGGAACTGAAAGAACTGCTATAGCTCAAAAATTGTTGGGCAGAGGAGCTATGGAATTTGGCGCTCTTCTTAATACTTCTGCGGAAGATACGAAAGCAATGCGTGACCGTGTACACGAGTTGGGCGGAGTTATGTCTAACGAGGCTGTAAAAGCGGCGGCGAGGTATCAAGATAGCTTGCAGGATATGAAAACTGCTATGAGTGGCATAACAAGAGATATGTCCTCTGAGTTTCTGCCCTCTATAGCGGATGTAATGGATGGACTTGCAAGCGTTTTTTCGGGGGAAAATGGAGGAGTTGAAAAGATTACAGACGGATTTGCTGGCCTTATGTCAAACATTGAAAAGCAACTTCCTAAAGTTTTGGATATAGGAACAGCTATTGTAAATTCGCTATCCAAAAGTTTGCCGTCTATGGCGAAGAAAATACCAACTGCATTAAAGAAAATTATGCCATCTTTGACTAAAACGTTTTTGAGCGTTGTCGATGCCTTGATTGATGTGGTTACAGACCCTGATACAATAGAATCTATGATAGATGCCGCAGTTTCTCTTGCTGTAGGAATTGCAAGCGGACTTATAAAAGCGATTCCTAAAATCGTAGAATCTGTTCCAAAAATCATTGAAGCTCTTGCAAAAGGCATATTGAGTGGAGCCGGACAAATCAGCCGTGCATTTATGGAGATATTCACGGGAATAGACACAAGTGCGATTCGTGAAGAACTGAGTGCTTATGCAGATGAAGTCGTGGCCTTTGGTGACAAAATAGCTGGTGTAAAGCCGTCTATACTTGATGTAAATGATTTGCTTTCCGAAAACGGGAGAACAATTAGCGATTTGGACGCTATGATAAACGAAAAAGAGGGCAATATCACATCTATCCTATCAACAGCCCTTGGTGAGCAGAGGGGTTTGCGTGATGACGAGCTTGAAAGCATTCGCAATTATGTGGATGAACTGAGAGAGCTTCAAAATGAAAAGCTGGAAATTTACAGGCAGAATCAGGTTTCCGAGCTTACGAAAATTCGCCTTGAAGCAGGGAGTATCAGCGAAGAGGGTGCGGCACAATTTTTGGCGAATACTCAGGCCGCTTACGATGAGGCTCAAAGTGCCACAGATACTTGGTATACAAATGAATTGACCCGAATCGAGAATTTCTATAAAGCTCGTGGAGAGGTTGGCTCTGCGGCTTATTTGGAAGAGCAGAAAACAGCACATGATAATTTCGTGAAAATGAGTGCTGAAAACCAGTCCTATTTTGACGAAGCGCATAGTTTAATTCAAGGTGAATCTAAGCGTTGGGCTGAGGAGAGCGTAGACGGATTTGCGGAAATAGGGAACACAATGAAGAACTTCCTCGGACAATATGATTCTGATTTGGGACAGTTTTTCTTGAAATTCGCTGATTGGAGTGGTGCGCTATCTCCTGCGGTTTCCGCTTATGGCGATATGCTCAAAAGCCTTGATTTGCAGAGCGCCGCATCTTTCCTTGAACTTACAGCACAGATGAAGAAATCGGGGAAAGACATAGATTCCGATTCACAGGAAATGGTAAAAACCATTTTAAGTGCTTTTGAGGGACTTCCGGGCGAAATGAGCGATACCGGAAAGGAAACTCTTCTCGGAATTGTGAAAGGCTTGGATGACGAAATTCCAGAGCTTGAAAATGCTTCTGAAATGACCGCTGACGAAATCATAGATACCATAAAGGAAAAGCTGAATATTCACAGCCCGTCCCGTGTTATGCAGGATGTTGGACAGAATGTTGTGCAAGGCTTGTGGAATGGAATCAATGATAATGGCGGCTGGCTTGCTTCTAACCTTGCGGGATGGACGCAAAAAATAGTTGATTCTTTAAAGTCTAATCTTGAAAATCAGATGAATCTTGCTACAATGGGAATGGGATATTCGGTGAATCAAAGACCGTCCGCTGTTAATTATAATCACTCCGGCACAATTCACGTTAATGGAGTGAACAACAGAGGGGAGTTTATCGGTGCGGCTGATTTGGTTTATAATGACCTTGTAAACAGACTGGCTATGGAAGTGAGGACTTGATATGCTTTATTCCATTGTAGAAAACGGTGAAGAACTCTGCGAAGTCGTAAACGTAAGTTTCGGCATTGAGAGGACTAAAATCAATACGAAGCTATACGGCGGACAGTATTTAACTCAAACTTTCGGCGTTGGCGCAAAGTATCTAAATCTTACAATTCGTGTTTATTCTCAGGAGGATATGCAAAGAGTTAATCAAGCTGAGGCTGAGAATAGGCTTTTGACTGTAAGATATAAAGGCAACGAATACGACGGATATATTGAATCAGAGCCGCGCTGGTCTGCTGTCGTCTACGGTGAGATTTATCGGGCCTCTGTGCGCTTTTTGGTTGAGGAATGATTTTATATGCGTAAAATAAGCAATGAGCTTTATAGGCGAATTAAGAGCCTACAGCAGACGAAATATAATAATGCAGACCCGAGAGCTGTAATTTTCTCAATCAGAAACGATATACCGCTTGATTCGAGTGCAAAACTGGAAAAGTACAAAGTGCTTGATGCTGACGGATTGACGAAAGTGGATATAGCGGTACGCCATCCTGTAGAAAATTCAGCTAACGATAGAATTTATATTGGCTATATCAAGAATGGTGTAGCTGGCGTAAAATTTGCTATTGCTAATCCAGCTCAAACACAGCATAAGTGGAATAGCTTAAACAATTTCACGGTTGAAGCTGTGGATATTGCTATAGCTTTTAACGGAACTATGCCTAAATCTACAGACGGGACTTCTCAGTTCGTTACTGATAAACAGCCTTGGATTTTTTGGGTTACTCCTGACGGTGCTGTAATGGCTAAATACGGCTTCCTCGTCTATTCGATAGCAAGTTCAAATGCCGTAGCTGTATCTGCTGTTCGTGGTATGTGGTCGAGGGTTGGTAGCTTTGACTTCGGCCTTATAGTGTTTTTTGTTCTAAACGGTAAAATCTTCTATAGGCAGTTTATAGGCGGCGAGTGGAAAGACGCTGAACAAGTTGCTATGGGGCCAAGTGACGTTGAGTGGGTCGATATTTCCGCTTCAAGAACTTGGGATTATAGAATAGTCCTGCAAGCCAAAGATTCAAACGGCGACGTATACGAAATTTACTCTCAATTTGAGGGGCTGGCAAAACAAGGAACTGAGCATAAAGAGTTGTCGAGCGCAAGTATTTCTGGAGAAGTGCTTGATATTGAAACTCTTGAACAAGTGCAATCAGACAGAGAGCATATTTCCGCAACTGATTCAAGCATTACCACAAGAATGTATAAGCCTAATTACGAGAGCGGTTATGAATCTGAGCATTCGGCTGTTCTTACAGACGCAAGCATTTCTATTGAACTTGCCTACGGCAAGGTGTATAATGGCGTTGAAAATGAGGCTATGGAAGCATCTGACGCAAACTATAATTTTGTACTGACGAAAGTTGATGATATTTAACGAAAGGAGGGTATAGCGTGATAAGAGGGAATAAACGTAATGTTTTGAAGCAGGAATTGAATTTAAATTTCAAACTTCACAATAAATTTGAAATAGAAATTTCAGACTCGGAAACTGGCGCTATCAAGTCAAAAGCAGAGGCTTATAACATCATTCTTGATAATTACTGGACACAGCTTTTTTCGGGGTATGATGTAGCCTATTATATTGCGTATGGTAGTGGTACTGGAACTCCTGCGGCTTCTGATACAGACCTTTTCCACGCTGAGGGGCAGAAACAGCGTGGCGGATATACCTATGACGATACCCATTTTGTAGAGGGGTGGAATAGCAGAACTACTTCCATAACTCTTGATGAAACGGAAGCTGTAGGCGTGACTATCTGCGAAGTTGGTCTTAAATCTCAAAGAGGGCTTACAACGCACGCAATGTTGCAGGATATGAATGGAAATCCTATCAGCATTCAAAAGACAAACGCCGATATTCTTACTATTCGCTCTACTGTTTTCTTCCATTGGGACGTGAACGGATATGCAAACGGTAAGATAAAGTATATTCCGTCCTCTCATTGGTTCGGCATCCAACCGTCCGCTTCTACTTTGTATATTAGCAAAGGAATTGCGGCTGGAAGTTTGGAAAGTCTTTCTCTTGGTGCTTCTGTTTCCGGGAATGCTTCTCAAAAGAAATGGATTATTTCGGGCATTCATGCTTCCGCAGGAGCTTTGAATGTGGGAGGCTTTAGGTCTATTCTCTTTACTGACGGAGCATTTGCTTTTGACCTGCTTGGAGATTATGCTGTAACTTCTGAAAGCGTTGGTACTGGCGACGGCTCCGAAACTGATTGGCCCACTAAGTTTGAACTTCCTGTGAACGGTACTGTTTACATTGACGGTGTTGCAAGTGCAGGAACTATTTCAGCTAAATTCAAAGACCAATATATAGGCAAATATATGGAGGGCATAGACCCTCAATCTACAGATGCTATACACATTCCCAAGCAGTCAGCTTTGCTTGATTATAATAACAGCATAAAATCTACAAATAGCTATTATTATAATCCTTATGCACTTGGAGGCAATGGAGCAGGCGTTAATTATGTCTATAAAAGCGGTCAGCAGATTTTTACATCCAACGATATGGTTACATGGATTGAAATAGGAGCTGGAAGCTCTGGCCTTATAACTGTTCCCGAGACTTACAAGTTTAATAAATATTGGCGAGTATACGCAAATTTCAGCGGTTATTCCACATATCCTTGCTATTTCGTGGCTACGGGGAATTATGGAAATAACGTTCATTTTGATGAAGCTCCTGCAAGTGGAGCCGTTATAACCGCCGATTATACAACGCCGTATGTTCCGAAAAGTCAAAATAATGTATGGAACGGTCAAATTACAATTACACTTGGTGCTTATACGGGAGGCGAGTAAATGTCAGCGACGAGCGCCCCAATAGTGTGGGAGTTTTACAAAAAAATAGACGCTACAGACGTTGGCGGCGTAGTCGATTACTTTACCGCTGACGGTCAGAGCGTTTATAGAACGCAAAACGGAATTTCAACAAAAATAGCTCAGATATATCAAGGGCATTGGCAAGATGCGGAATTCGGCGAAGAAATCAATCTTGCAGAAGATGAATTTTTGGACTTATCCTTTGACCATCCCTATTACGGCGAAGTATACGGAGCGGCTGTGGATGATTCTAACTTATGGCTTCTCAGGTATCAATACGCCGTTGATATTGGTCATTATCTTGAAAACGGGAAAGTTGATATAACTGCGGATAGTCCGATAGTTCAAACTTCCATAACTCTCAAAAATCCCGGATTCGAGCTTTTTGGCGGCGACGGTGGGCTTCTTCTTCCGGGTGCAAGAATTGAAATTTCTATAGCGTATGGCAACTCTGAAAAATATCCGATTATGGTTGCTTATCTTGATTCTGTCGATTACGATAAATACTCCCCGACACTTTCCATATCGGGCAGAAATTCTATAGGATTTTTACTTTCGGGCCAGAGCTTTGATGAAAATTACCACTACCAAGGTACAAGTAGCGAGGTAGTTGAGGATATTTTTGAAAAAGCTGGAATAACAAAGTATAAAGTTCAGCAAGCGCCTGATACGGATTGGAGGCAAACTTGGAATTTTGACCCTGATATGACCTATCTTGACGGTTTCCGCAGGATGCAGGAATATTACTACGGAACTTGGGATATTGAAGAACTTCCTGACGGAACTGTTGTAGTTGGCTATGACTGGTGGAGCGAAAGGCCAAAAATTGGCGTTTATCAGTTTGACGGTAATTCTGAGGTCGTAAGACGCAGAACAAGAAAAAGCTCCGATGCGGCTTATTCAAGGATAGCTGTAAATGGTATAGACGCAGACGGAGTTGAGCTTGCGACTGTTTATAAACCTGTGGGCAATTACCAAGAATGGAATATAGGCGCTACAAAAACGAAGTACGAGCGTGCGCCTGACGGTTTAACTCAGGAACAGCTTGAAGAATACGCAGAAGAGCTTGCGGCTGAAAATCAATATATCGGTGTTTTGGAAACGTTTGAAGCTCCTCTGCGTCCTCAGTTGATTCCCAACGATATAGCTTCTATTTATTACGACGATTCTCAAAGTGTGGATTTGGGTCTGATAACTTCCATTTCTCATTCTTTCGGTGAGCGAGGCTTTTTCACATCTTTTACGGTTGATTCTGGCGGTGTATCTTATACTGAACAAGGATATGAAATAGCTCGTAGTGCAGACGCGAGAGGTTATAACAGACAGCAGAAGATGAAAGACCTCGTTGGAATCGTCGCTAAAAAGCAGATTGAAAGTTCTGTAAAATCAGGCGAAATTTCTACTACTGGCGGCGGTGTTCCTCCTCTTGGAACTACTGGACAAATACTTGCTAAAAAAAGCAATGTGAGCTTTGATACGGAATGGATTGATAATAGCGGCTTGCCTCCTGTATCTTCCGACGATAACGGAAAAATCCTTATGGTAATAGGCGGAAAATGGAGGGTCGTTTTTAAAGATGCTTCCGAAGCTCTGTTCAATATCACAAGCAATCTAACGCAAAATGTTTATTATACCCAATCTGCAAAAAACGGAGTTTTTATAGATTGGGGTGATGATAGCGGTTTAGAAAGCTACGACGGTAGTGTGTCTGGTGAAAAAGAGGGCGCATATTTTGTTCGTGCAAGTCATACATATCAAAGCTCCGGCGTATATAATGTAAAATTTATTTGTGACGGAGAGGCTGAATGGTGGCTTGGCGGCGGTGCTGATACTGGAAGTTATGGATTTGTGGGGAGTTATTCAAGCGCATCTAAGTCAAATACTTATCCGACTTTAAAGGAATTTATTTTTGGAGGAGGATGCGGTTTAGGAAGTGGTTCGTTTGCTTGGTGTACGGAACTTTCAAAAATCACCAAGCCTACAAAAAGGCCGATGACCGATTCCCTTAATTATGCTTTTTGTGGTTGCACGTCACTAACTTCTTTGCCGTCCGGGTTGCTTGATTTATGCGATTCAATAACATCTTTTTATTGTTGCTTTTGGGGATGTAGCAATCTTTCTTCTATACCCGAAAACCTTTTCAAACATTGCGTATCAGCCCGAGATTTCCAAGCCTGTTTTTATGGCTGTACAAGCCTTTTATCTATTCCGTCAGGATTATTCAGCGAATGCGTTTCCGCTGATACTTTCGGAACTCTGAATCCTATGACCGATAAAATAGGCTGTTTCCAGTCTTGTACTGCGCTTGCGGAAATACCTGCGGGGTTATTTAGTTCCTGCGTAAATGCGAAATATTTTCACAACTGTTTTGCTGATTGCTCTTCTCTCATATCTATTCCGAGTGAGCTGTTTGATGCGTGTACGGAGGCGACTGCATTTAGCGGATGCTTTAGTGGCTGTTCGCTTATAACTTCGATACCATCCGGACTTTTTGATAATTGTACAAAAGTAACTTATTTTGGAATTCCTAACAGAGGCTGTTTCAGCGATTGCACTTCTCTTACAGGAATACCATTGAATTTGTTCAATAATTGTACAGGTGTGATGTATTTTAATTACTGCTTTAGCAACTGTTCTTCTATTACAGGAAATGTTCCCGAGCTTTGGGATGAAACCATATGGAAATCCGCGCATTCTCATTCAATGTGTTTTCGGGGGTGCGTGAATGCAGATAACTACAATGATATTCCAAGTGGGTGGAAATAATGAAAGTTTACAGAACATCTGATTGTAAAGAGTTTGAAAAAATAGTTTCTGAGTATACAGAAGAATGCTTGGCTATTCACACGTCAAATACTATGTGCGTATGGACGGGGAAGTTACCTACTCTGAATAGAGCTGAATGCAAAAATCTCGGACTTGAAATTGGTCAAGGAGAATATCTTGGAGGAAGCATAGTAAACATGGCTGGAGATTTAACTATAGGAATAATAACGTGGGGCGACAGCGACATTGTCTTGACAATATTCCAAAAGATATTTTCTTGGCTTCTTGATGAGAAAAAAGTCAATGTATCGCAAGACAATAATGATATTTTGGCAGATGGAAAAAAGGTTGCAAGTTGGGCGAGAGCCACAAAAAAAGACGGCTGGTGTCAAAGTTTTATTCATTTTAGCATAGGAGAAATGAACACAGAACTTGTAGACAAAATTTGCTCAAAAGAAATGAACAAGATACCCGGTAGTCTTTGCGATTACGGAATTGATTCTGAAATGATTTTGGAACAAATAAATTCTATTATCGACTGAGAAAGGAGAGTTAATTGTATGTATGATTTGCCTGAGCCTAAAACAAGACTGGAACAATATTGGAAAGGTATTCTTGATAAGAAGCAAGGTATAACCGTCCGAACAATAGATATAGCAAAAAATGGAACGTATACAGCGGATGAAAACGAGGCTTTTTCTTCCGTTTCCGTAAAAACTCCAATTCATACCGTAGTCCAGCCGAAAGATGTTATTTTTGTGGATTATGATGGTGTAATCTTGTATTCATATTCCGCTTCCGAATTTCTGGAATTGGACGCTATGCCCGACCCGCCCGACCACTCAACTGAGGATTATGCCATTTATTATAAAAATCGCTATGATGATAAATTTCTGTTTGAATGGAACTACAGATTGTCTGATGCAAAGGAATACGTTCAAAAATATGGAAAGCTTGTTGTTGGCGCTTTACATTCATTCAGTTACACATATCTTTTTATTCGTTTGGAATCTTCTTATCTTTCTCCGCTAATCACTTTTAAATATAGACATATAGTAACAATAGATTGGGGTGATGAAACAACTGAAACTTTGCCGAATCTTGCGGATGAACAACAGCAAGTTTCAGTCAGGCACACATATGCAAAAAGTGGAAATTATGTAATTCGCATACGGGACTATGATTCTTACGGTCGAACAATGAACGGGACGTATGTTAAATATAATTCTGATTCTCTAATAAGAAATTCCGAGGATGAAAACGATAGTCTGAACGCTTACTACAAGAAAGCTTTGAAAGGGATATTTATAGCTGGAAATAGCGGCTTTGACAAGTCTGAAATAAACGGATTTATAGGTTTAGAGTTTTGTAATGCAACAGGTTCAAAAGATTCTACAGAAGAAGTGAATATCAAATGCTTTATATCTCCAAATAGTGGATCTGAAAGGTTGGGTTCTCGTGCGAACTGCAAAAAGCTGGAAATGGTTTCTTACCCTCAAAATTCTATATATAAAGATATAATTAGTAACAGAACATTTGAGAACTGCGAATCATTAAAATTCGTTACATTACCACACATTAGGTTTATCGGGGATAAAACGTTCAAAAATTGCAAAATGTTAGAATATATCGTTATCCCTGATTCTATTACTCAAATAAGTATTGAGGCATTTTACGGAGCAGAGAGTATATCGTCTTTGAAAATCCCGCAAAGTGTTATAATGATTAGAGAAAGAGCGTTTTATGAATGTTCTTCGTTGAGAGAAATCCGTTTTGAAGCAGAAACTCCTCCACAGGTACTTGAATCTGCTTTTTATGGAATATCGGATGATTGTGTTATTTACGTTCCTGCCTCGAGCATGGAAGCCTATACTCATGCATCTAATTATCCGAATCCGCAGAAGTACACATACATAGGATATTGAAAGGAGAGTTAAATATGCCCGATAATATTCCTAAAGTTCCACTTACGCAAGAAGAGATTTACTTGGCTATAGCAAACGGTCAAGAATACGACTTGCCAACACCGAAAACGAGAAGTGAGAAATATTTGTACGAAATAGCAAAAAGCGCCCAAGGCATAGACCCATCTAAGCTACAAGACAAAATAGTAGAATTGAGAAATCAAAACATAACCAAGGGAATGGAATATATCTATCCGGACGAAGGTTATCCGGCGCTTGGACGAGTGGAATTAGATTATTCTATTTTTGGATGGGCTTTCGGTTACATACCTGTGTACGGAACATTAAGCAATCCGTTTTCGGAAGTTGCTAATACAGGAAAAGGAATGCCCTTTTACGATGCTTTTATAAAAATTTTGGGATTTTACGGAGATAAAAAATTTCTTTTAATGCATATTGATGCTGGAGAAATTGGCTCGGCGGAGGCGCATCTTTGGGCAACTAATCACGCTGAAGAAGATACTCCTGATATAACAGCACAATTCGGATATTGTGACGCAGAACAATCGGTTGCGGCTACCGTTGTTTGGAAACAAGATGATAATTCTGAATCCGGATTAAGATTAGAAAGTGCTTTTTTTGAACAAAATGGAACTATTACTGATTTAACTGAATATGCGGATGTTATTCAAGTGGTAACTTATTTTCCGAGAGATTTGAATGAATACGAGGAGTGATATTATGTCCAACAAACTCTATGACATTTTGAAGTTTATTGCCCAAATCATTCTCCCTGCGCTTGGAACGCTGTATTTTGCGCTGGCCTCTATTTGGGGCTTGCCGTATGCAGAACAAATTGTGGGCACGATTGCGGCGATTGACACATTCCTTGGCGCTGTTTTGAAAATTAGCACTATGCGGTATGAGGAGAGGGTGAAAGATGGGAAAGACCGCTCTTGATGTTATTCTCGTCGCTGAGAACGAAATCGGCGTGACCGAGAATCCTGCTAACAGCAATAGGCAGAAGTACGGTGCTGAGTACGGCTGGAACGGAGTGCCGTGGTGTGTACAATTCCTTTGGTGGTGTTTCAAACACGCGGGATGCTCGGAGCTGTTTTACGGCGGTAACAAAACCGCTTACTGCCCTTACTATGTCGATTGGGCTAAAAAGCAAGGGCAATGGGTCACAAGCGATTACAAAGCTGGCGATATAGGTTTCTTTGATTTTGACAACGATGGCATAGCAGACCACACGGGTATTATTGAGGGAGTATCTGATACTGGAATAACCACGATTGAGGGGAATACTTCTATTTCTGGAAGTCAGTCAAACGGCGGAGCCGTTCTGAGGCGCTTTAGACCGTTTACAAACCTTTTGGGCGCGGCAAGACCTAATTATACTAACTCGGATGAAAAAGCCTCTGAGTGGTCACAGGAGGCCCGAGAATGGGCAATCGCTGAGGGAATAGTAAAAGGCGACGATAAAGGACACTACAGCTGGCAGGAGCCAGTCACGCTTGAACGGCTAATTACAATCATACATCGAGTGGCAAAATAAAGGCAGGATTTTTCCTGCCTTTATTTTTGAAAAGAATTGAAAAAAAGTATTGACAAATGAAAAAGAGTATGGTAATATGATTACAGAATCAATCAGGAAGCAAAGTCAATCAAAAATCAGGAGGATGAACAAGATGGAAAGAAAGCACACTTACATTATGAGAAACGGCGAGATTGAACACGTTTGGCAGTATAAAGTCATTCAGCACGGTTTCAATACTTACGTTTATTGCAGAGGCACGGAGTCCGAGGTCAGAGATTACATCGAGAGCGAATATCCCGAAGCTGGCGAGAAGAGCTGGCATCATGCCATGAGTGATGAAGAGGTCGAAATGCTTGCGAAGCTTCACACCACCATCTACATTGCGCCTGAAAAGTGAGGAGGTTAAAACAATGAAAACTTACGAAGTCAGATTTTGGAACTCTGCTAACGAGTGCATCAAGGTTGGAGGCAAGTACAGTCACAGCTTCAACAGCTTTGAAGATGCAATGGAAAGTGCCGAAGCGCTTCTTGCTTCCGCTTTCAAGAACGGAGCCGTTGAAATGGACATCAACAACGAGTTCTACAGCATCGAAAAGTAAAAAGGCTAAATAAGCGGACGAGAACAACCGCTCGTCCGCTTATTTTTATTTGACTTTTTTTTATTTTCCGTTTATGATGTGCTTGTGAAAAGGAGGTGAGAAAAATGCCTCTTGATAACGAAGATATTGCACGTTTGCGGGAAATCTTTATTCCGAGAAACGAGTGCGATAGTCAAATGAGTGAAGTCAACAAAAAGCTGTCAAATGACAGTACGGAACTGGCCTTGATTAAGCAGAAACTTGACACAATCACATGGGTCAGCAAAACCACATTGGCGGCTGTAATAATTGCCCTTGTGGGAGCAGTTTTATCTCTAATTTTGAAGTGACTAAAAGATGTAGGAGGATGAAGAAATGGCGGATTGCAATACCTGTAAGGAAAAGCGGAGAGATTTTGAGCCTGTGCCGTATGTTGCGCATGAGAAAAGCATGGCGAGGGCAGACCGAAGAGAGCGCAGACATATTGCCGTACACATCATTTCGTTGGTTTTGATTGCGGCTTGCGTAGCTTTTTGCTTTATTCTCAATAAGAATTGCCTTGACAAAATTGAAATAATCAATCGTGAGTGCCTTGAAAAAATCGACAAAATTAATAAGGACTGGCTTGACTATATAGCTCAGTATGATTTTGAGGACTATACAGAAACATATCAATATTCACAGAACGGCAAAGGTGTGAATATTATCGGAGATAACAACGGAGTTGATTATAATGGCACAAAGACTGAGAGTAACGATGAGAACGAGGAGACGCAGACGCAAGGGTGGAAAAGCGAGAGGTAAGGCGATGAGGCGGCGCTGAACCATGATTGAGATTGAATACTCTAACTCAAAAATGGAGTTTGCTATATCCGAGTATATCCATAAAGAACGTGACAGGCTCATAATGCGATTGCATTTCATTGACGGATGGACCGCAGAGGAAATAGCCGAAAAAGTTGATTTAAGCCCACGATGGATTTATTCAATTTTGGACAAAAGGCTTGCTGAAATATCGAAATATCTTTAATCCCTAACATAGCTGAAAAAGCTGTGTTAGGGATTTTTTTATTTATTCAGGAAAAATTCATAAAATCCGTGTTTACGCTTCATGGAGCGTACACGGATTTTTTTATATGCTTTTTTCAGAAAGGAGCTGATAGCGTGAACATCTTTATTGAAAGGCTTCATAGGTGTGGTTTTCCAATGCATACGGCCTATAAGACCGTCCACGAATTTATCAAAAACTTCGGCTTTGAGGCTTTAGCTGAATTCGTTGAAGCGATTGAGAGGGATTGCTATGTGGAAGCAGTACAATCCTAACCCAATGGCAAGGCGTGTGGGAGATTGCGCTGTAAGAGCTATAGCGAAAGCTCTTGATGTTGATTGGGAAACAGCTTATTCAATGCTCGTTGAAAACGCTTATCAAATGGCGGATATGCCGTCCTCAGATGCGGTGTGGTCAGCAACATTGCGTCAACACGGTTTTAATCGAGAAGCAATACCGAACACCTGTCCAGACTGTTATACAGCAGAGGATTTTTGCAGAGATAATCCCGTGGGAACTTTTGTATTGGCTTTTGGAGGCCATGTGGCGACTGTAAAAAGCGGAATCCTTTACGATACTTGGAACAGTTCTTCGCTCGTTCCGCAATATTTCTTTTATCGGAGGTAATCAGAAATGGCGAATTATTATCCAGCTACTTACCAGCCGTATTATCAACAGCAATATCCACAGCAACAGCAACAGATAAACAGCGGGATTATTTGGGTGCAAGGTGAGGCGGGAGCTAAAAGTTATCTCGTAGCTCCGAACACAACCGTTCAGCTTTGGGATAGCGAGGCTCAGACTATTTATCTTAAATCCGCAGACGCTTCCGGTATGCCGAGTATAAAAATAATTGATTATACCATCCGTGAGGCCCACAATTCGCCTACAAACAGTTTTTCACAGCAAGGGGATTATGTTACTAAGCAAGAATTAGAAGCGCTTAGAAGCGAAATAAAGAGGCTTAAAGAGAGAATCGAAAAAGGGGAGGAAATAACAGATGGCTAATCCGCTTTTTAATAGTATGATGCAGTCCGCTCCAAAGAGCGGGATTGAAAATCTTATTTCTCAGATTCAGAAGTTTCAACGTGGCTTTCATGGCAATCCGCAAGAAGAAGTTCAAAAACTTTTGAATTCACGCAGAATTACGCAACAGCAATACAATGTCGCAGTTCAGCAAGCGAATGAGATATTCCGTGCTATGGGCGGCAAGTGAGTGTACTTTCTCGGTGGAGCGCTACGCTGAGTTTGTATAAATTTTTAGAAAAAGGAGTTTTTGAAAATGGCTCTTACAGACGGCGAGAACGGCATGAATACGACCATGCTTGTTTCTCCTACTGGCGGTTACGGTCAGAGCAACGGCTTTGGCGGTTTTGGCGGTGATGGCTGGTGGATTATTCTTCTCTTCCTGCTTGCTGGTAACGGTATGTGGGGCGGCTTTGGCGGCGGATTCGGCGGTTACGGCAATATGGCTCTTGGCTATGACTTTCCTTGGCTCTTGAATGGTCAGCAGAACGTGTCCAACAACGTCTCTGGCGGGTTCCGTGATGCCCAGCTTCACGACAGTATCACTTCCGTTCGTGATGGTGTGAGCAATCTTGCTACTCAGCTTTGCGGTTGTTGCGGTGATATGCAGATGGCTATGGCTAACGGCTTCTCTGGCGTTCAGCAGTCTCTTTGCAATGGCTTTGCGGGTACTACAACGGCGGTTACTGGCGCTCAGAACGCTATTTCTCAGCAGATGTACAGCAATGAGCTGGCTTCTCTGAATCGTTCCTTTGCGGAGCAGACCGCTAATACCGCTGGCTTTACTGGCGTGAACAGCGGCATTGCAGACCTGCGCTATACCGTAGCTACCGAGGCTTGCGCTGACCGTGCGACTGTGAATGACGCTCTGCGTGATGTCATTGCGGCGAATACCGCTTCCACTCAGCGTATTCTTGACCAGCTTTGCCAAGACAAGATTGACGCTAAGAACGATACCATTGCCCAGCTTCGGCAGGAGCTTATGTACGCTCGCGGTCAGGCTTCTCAGGTTGACCAGACGGCTCAACTGCTGGCGAACAACAATGCTCAGACTGCTATTTTCCAGCAGGGCCTTAATAACGAGGTCGATGCTCTGTACAATCGGCTCAATAACTGCCCTGTGAAAACTGTACCTGTTTATGGCTCTCAGCCGATTTTTACCTGTGGTAATAACTACGGGTGCGGTTGCGGCAACGTGGCGTAAGCAGGAGGTTTAGTCATGGCTGAGTATATATACAATTCTGTACAGACCGTTCAGTCGAATCAAAACGTGCTGTTGCAGGATTCTATTCCTTGCAATCGGGGCTATGTCATTCATAGAAATGGCTCTGGCATCCTTACTCTGCGTGGCGTTGTCAACAACGCTTGCGGTTGCTTCGCTCGTTATCAAGTTGTTTTCAATGGTAACATAGCGGTTCCGTCCGATGGCACACTTGGCCCGATTTCTGTGTCCTTAGCTATCGACGGTGAGCCGATTCAGACGAGCAAAGCTATCTTCACTCCTGCGGCTGTAGCGGCAGACCCTCCAACGGATGAAAATTTTGGAAATGTGACTTCTACTGCAATTATAACGGTTCCTCGTGGCTGTTGCTATACGATTGCGGTTGAAAATACATCTGCTGGTCTGACTGCGGCTGACGCTCCTACCGCAATACTTGTGAAGAACGCAAATCTTGTTGTGACAAGAATAGCCTGAGAGAAAGGAGTTGAAAATCATGAACGATAAGATGGAAACTTTGGAAGAACTTTGCGAAACAACTATGCAGGAGCTTGAAAAAGCGGCTGAAAAGCTCCGTATGTCTGGCGGTGAGCTTTCTGCTGGTGATGTGGAATATCTTGATAAGCTGACGCACACGCTGAAATCCATTAAGTCTACTATGGCAATGATGGAGGACGGCGGCGGTTCTTACGCTTACGACGGCGGTTCTTACGCTCGTAGAGGTGGGAATCGTGGAGGCGGTTCTTCTTATGCAAGAGGCAGGACTGGCAACGTGCGCCGTGACAGCATGGGCAGATATTCCCGTGAGGGCGGCTATTCCCGTGAGGACATTTCCGAAATGCGTGACCAGCTTCGGGAAATGATGGATAAAATCAACAATATGCAGTAATCGGAGGTGGCCTCTGTGATAACTGAACACGATTTACAGGAGGCCATTGCCGAATGTCAAGGGCAAAGAAATCCTAACGCAAGCACTTGTTTGAAGCTGGCGGCATTTTACACAATTCGCAATGAAATGTTCGGCAGAAAAGAAGAAATACCAAGTTATTCATTCGCAGAAGCTCCAAAAACAGAAATCGAAAAAACCGTGAATTATTTGAGCGATTCAGAATTTTCGGAAGCTATAAGCGGAAAAAACGCCGACGATATGTGGGCAATAATGGATGAACTTATGAATATTCTTTCTGCTGTAAATCCGAACTTGTATAATGGCGTAATGCGCAAAATCAACGCTTGACATTTTCAGCAGTATGTGATACTATTTCTGTGCTGGAGAGAGTATAGGCGTGCTTGTTTGTTTCTTTATCCGACCTCATCATTCATCCTTCTAAAAGAATTACGGCGGCGAAACTTCGTCACCGTAATTCTTTTTTGCTTTCTTTAGATAAAAAATGAAAAAATATATTGACAAATGCAAAAACATATGGTAGAATGAACATGAAATCAAGGAAAACCAAGAATTCATAGGAGGCCAAAGAAATGACGCACGAAAGATTTTGGGAGCTTTACGATAACGGAGAAATCAAAGTTAAGGTTTTTGCTTATGACAACCTTGAAGCTCCTGACGGTTGCATGACTCACGGAGAAATTGATGCTTTTGAATTTGGCGGAAAATTTTATCTGAGATTTTACAAAGAATATGCTCCCGCTGGCTACAGGAAGCATTATAAGAACGGTGGTTCTTCAAGCTCCACAATCAAGGAGTTTGACAACAAGAATAGCGCAAATAATTATTTCAAAATGGCGGCTAACGGTTTCAAAAGAGTTCAGTAATAAAAATCCCGCCACGGAGGTTACGATGGCAGAAAGGATGAAAAAATGGTAAGAATCGTTTTTGAGTACATGGACAAATGGAGCCACGGAAAGTGGAACAGGCAGGAATGCGTAGTTTCTTCCGTTGAAGAATGCAAGAGAATTTACGGGCTTGGCGTTGACTGCAATTATCGCATCATTTCTGTTGAGGAGGTGTGAGTATGAACGAGTATTGGATTTTTCTTGAGCGGCTCAGGAGGTCAGGCATCGTAAATATGTTTGGCGCTACGCCTTACATCGTTTCACAGTTCGGCGTTACTCAGGAAGAAGCGAGGCAGATTTTAGCTGACTGGATGAAAAATTACAATCCAGACGATTACAAAGATTTGGAGGAGTAAAAATGAAAATCAAAGGCTTTTTGGTTGATGTCAGCGATTCTCCGAAAGCTGAACTCGTTGAAGTAGAAAACGATTCCCTTGAACAGCTTTACAAGATTCTGAACTGTGACTGCATTGACATCGTGGTTCGTTCTATCGGAGGAATTGAATTTGATATTGTCTGCGACGATAACGGGCTTCTTATTGACAATCCGAGAGTCAGCGCAAACAGCGACATATTCGGAAGTCTTTTTGGAAATCTTTTTGTCTGCCATCACGACTACGACGGTAATTTGACTTCAATTTCCGAGGAGGATTTGAAGAACATTCAAGACCACATGGGTATCAGCATAGGTGAGGATTTCGTCAAGCCCCTGCTTTTCCTCGACTGTTAATGTACCTTTCGTGTACAAAAATCGCCGTATATAACTTTCTTTATATATTATTATTTTTATATATACTTTTTTACTATGTACCTTTTTTCCTACATAAAAAGAATAAAGGTACATAGTAAGAGAATAAAAAATATAAAAATAGGAAAAATATATTGACAAAAGCAAAAACGCATGATATGATGATTATAAATCAGAAAGGAGGTGGGTATACATGATTACTGACCTTGATGTTTTAAGGGAGGAGGTTCTGCGATACAGAGCGAAGCACGACTTGAATCAAGAGGAGTTCGCACAGCTTTGCGGACTTACGAGGGTAACAATCTGTACGCTCGAATCGGGCAGATACCGCGGGGGGAAGCAGAGCGAGCTTTCCAAGCTGTCTAAGGCAAAAATCAATAATGTCCTTGAAATGGACGAGTGACAAATCAGAAAGGATGAAGAAACAATGCTGGCGTTTATCATTAATTCCGATAGAATGGAAAAAGGCGAAAGTCCCATTAGCATTTGCAAAATTCAAGGAAGTTTTGATAGTCTTTTAGTGGATTTGATGGTGGAAATCGACTATATTTACGGCGCTCTGAAAGAAAACAGCGAAAAACTTGCTAATGATTTTCAGAGAATTCTTACTGATGTTCTTTCGGAAAAAGACAATCCTGTTTGGAATGGAAAAGCCTATGAAATTGCCAGAGAAGAAGCTGAGGAGGCCGGGGCTGATGAAAACACTTTCCGAAATCATCTGCTTCAAGTTGACACAGAAGAATTTAAAAAGCAGATGGACGAGCTTATGAAAGGCGGTGAGCAGGAATGATTGCTTTGGCAGTTGATTCTACGCTTGCTGAAAAGCTGAAAAACCCTATTAAGTTTTGTGCTTTGACTGGCGAGGGAAAGGACATTGTTTCTGATTTTGTTTTCGCCATTTCGTATGCTTTCGGTGCGCTTGCACAGAATGATTCTGAAATGGCTGAAAACTTCAAGGAAGTGCTCATTGGATGCCTTGTGGGAAACAAAGGAGAAAACCCAGTCTGGACAGCAGGACTTTACGAGTCAATCGCTGATGGTGCGAAAGAAAGAGGCTCAACGCTTATCAATGAAACCTTAACGATTGACAAAAATGAGCTTAAAAAGCAGATGCAGGAGCTTTTGAACAATGAGGGCGAGTAATTCATCAATCAGAGCTTTCAAGGCTTGCAGACGGATGTATCAACTTGAATATATCTATGGATTTAGGCCGATTGAATACTCAGAAGCTATTGAAAGGGGTCTGTCCTACCACGAGTGCATTGCCTGTCTGCTGAACGGCAATGAGTATCAAGCGGACACTCCGAAAATAGCGGGAATGGTCAAGGCTTTTGAAACTTACATTTTGCCCGAAATTCCGAAAGCTGATGCTGTGGAAAAATGGTTTGATTACGAAACCAAAAGCGGACATAAAATCGTAGGTCGTGTGGACGGCTTTACAAACAGCGGAATCGTAATCGAACACAAAACGACAAGCGGTTTGATTGACGGAAGCTATTTCCAGCGCCTTGACTTTGACGAGCAGATACCGACGTATTTAATCGGCATGAAAGCTAAAGAAGTTCTTTATACGGTTTGCTCTACTCCCACAATCAGACAAAAGAAAAACGAAACGGATGAAGAGTTTGCTCAAAGATGTTTTGAGTGGTATGACGGAGGCAGTCAGTCTAAAATAACGTTCGTCAACATAGTGAGAGACAAAGAACAGTTAGACAAGTTCTCTGAGGAGCAGGATTCCGTGTTGAACGAAATGGAAAACTGCAAGCTCTTTTACCGAAATTCGTCTCATTGTATGAAGTGGGGCAGGCTGTGTGAATACGCTCCAATCTGTGGAAACTGTGACCCGTCGCAGGATTACATTGGCTTTGAAAGGGTGAGGAAAAGTTGAAAAAATCAGAAAGGCTCCGCTTTGAGATTGGCCTTTTGAAGCAGATAACTTGCGTTCCCGAATTTGCAAAATTGGCGCTCCAAAAGCATCTGGAAAATCAACTTTCCGCAATCGAAAAGGGAGAAGTCAAAGACGAGGAGGTTTTACTTGATGCAGATTAAAAAGCTGGAATTAGAAATCGGAAATAAACCACCGATTACAGCGCTTTTTTACTGCGCCCCCGGCGTTGGAAAGTCTACGGCAATTGGAATCATTGCCAACAAGAGTGAGGGCAGAACTTTAGTCCTTGATGTAGACAGAACTTTCACAAACGCTATGCGGAAGATGGAAAATATAGATTTTTCCAAAATTGATATTGTGGCTATTGACAATATCGACACTTTTGACGATTGGACTGAAACTCTTACAGAGCTTGGGAAACTTGCTGAAAAGGGAGAGCTTGACTATGAGAATATAGCCGTTGATAATATTTCAGAGCTGGAACGGTGTATTCTCTCAGCTCTCGGAAGCAAGGGCAAGAACAAAGGCGTTCCTGCTCAGGCTGATTACCAATATATGCAGTTTAAGCTCGTGAACAGTTTACGCTACATGAAGTCGTGGAAGAAAAATATTTACTGGACAGCTTGGGAAACGACAGAGCTTTTTCAGCATCCTGATGGAGCTTCATATTCTCGGCAATATCCGAAAATCAGCGCAAAGATAGTTGACAATATCTGCGGCTTGTGTGATGTGGTCGGCAAGATTTCTGTCAATAAGGAGGGACAGAGGGGATTTATTCTCGAAGCTACCACAAATACATACGCTAAAAATCAGATAGATTCCAGAAAAGGATGTAAAGTTGAAGAATTTTAACCTTATGATTTTTGAAAGGATGAATGAAATGGAAAGCGAAAACAAGGTAATCGTTATTATGGAACAGCAAGGAACTTACGGCGTTGAGCGTATTAGATTTCGCTTCAATAGCCATTCTCAGGCATTCATCTTTGCCAATACTCTTATGAGCAATTCTGACGGCGAGTGTGCCGTTACTATTACAAATAAATCCGCCGATGTGAACGGCGAAAAGGAGGGCTAAATTATGGCATGGCAGTATAAAAGGGAAGAGCCTCAGTTTGAGGAATTGGAGCCGGGAAGATACCGTGTAGCCATCGAAAGTGCTTCGATGGCAGTAAGCAAGTCCAGCGGAAACGATATGCTTGTTCTGAAACTTCTTGTGAGCGGTAAGAATACGCATCTTTGGAATTACATTACGTTCCTTGATGATAGACCAGAAATCACAAACCGTATGCTTACGCAATTTTTTGACAGTTTTGACATCGAAGAGGGGAATTTTGACCTGAACAGCTATATCGGGAAAATCGGAGGCTGTCAGGTCAAGCAGGATGAACAAGGCAGGGCTAAAATCCAGTATTTCCTTAGTCGCAAACAGCAGGAAACTTTACCGCCTTGGCAGGGCAAAGCTCCCGTTCCTGTTTTCAAGGAGGACGATGGAGAGGAATTGCCGTTCTAAGGCTCATAATCTACGCATGGGGGCTTTTTCAAGTCCCCATGCAGTTTTATAGGGAGGGACGCAAAAAGTGACTGGAAGCGAATTTGAGGGCTTTGTAGCTGAAAGATTAAAGTATCTTGGATATTGGGCGCTGAGAATACCACGTTCTCCTACAGGCGCACAGCCGTTTGATATTATAGCGCTGAAACGTATAGGTTCTGTAACGAGTGCTTTTGCTCTCGATTGCAAAGTAATCAGCACGAAAACACAAAGATTCCCACTTGACCGTGTGGAAGATAATCAATGGACGAGCTTTGAGATTTTTGAGAAAAAAGTAGGCGGTTCCGCTGGCCTTATGATTTTTCTTGAAAATAAGATTTATTTCGTGCCTAACAGAAAGCTCGTTCAAGCAAGAAACAGCGGTCAGAAATCCATTCTTTTGGAGGATAAGTATATATGGGGAACGGTGATGTGATTGTCGGCTCCGAAATTATAATAGGCAAAGCAGACTATAACTGGATTAAAAGCCGCTATGCCGATAAGCTGATTTTCCCTAATCCTGATTACGAGAAAAAGCTAAGAATGGGAAAATGGCTCGGAAATACGCCTGAAAAGCTGTCCCTTTTAGAAAGGCGTGGAAGTTATGTAGCTATGCCTTTTGGAATGCTCCCGTACATCTTTAAAGATAAGCTGGCGTATAATAGCGTCTCTGCGGCGTTTAAAAGCCCACAGGAGCGATTTTTGTATGAGAGCAATATAAAACCTTATCCCTATCAAGAAAAAGCAATAGAGGCCGCTTTAAAGGCTCGGCAGGGCATAGTCGTTGCTCCATGTGGGGCTGGCAAGACTATGATTGGCTTGGAAATAGCGGCGAGACTTGGCTTGAAAACCTTGTGGCTAACTCATACAACAGAGCTTTTAAATCAAAGCATGGCGAGAGCTAAATCTGTTTTTAATCTTAAATCAGAAGATTATGGCACGATTACTGGCGGAAAAATCGACATCGGAAAGGTAATCACTTTCGCCACAGTCCAAACGATGTGTAAGGTTGATTTGACGAAGTTAAGACATGAGTGGAATGTAATAATCGTCGATGAAGCCCACAGAGTAAGCGGAACTCCAACTAAAATAACTATGTTTTCAAGGGTTCTTTCAAGTCTATGTGCGAGATATAAATACGGTCTTACTGCTACGCCAAAAAGGAGCGACGGGCTTATAGGCTGTATGTATGCGCTTATAGGGCCAAAAGTCTGCGAGATTGAGAAGTCTGAGGTTGCTGAAACAACGGTTCCTGTAAATGTGGAAATAAGGCAAACTGGCTTTTCTCCCGATATTGAGGATTGTACGAATCCTGATGGAACAATCAATTATCAAGCGCTCGTGAACGAAATAGTGTGCGACAATGAAAGAAACGGGCTTTTAGCCGAATGCATAGAGCAGTCAGACGGAACTTGTCTTGTGCTTACGGACAGGATAGCTCATATAAAGATTCTGCGAGATTTGTTGAAATGCTCGTGTGTAACGATTACTGGAACTTCCAAGAATCGTGAGGAAGTTTTGAAAAAAATCAAATCCAAAAGCGTAAAATGTCTTATCGCCACATACGCTCTCGCAAAAGAGGGTCTTGATATTCCAACGCTAAACAATCTCGTTATGGCAACGCCACAAAAGAATGAGGTCATAGTTACTCAGTCAGCAGGACGTGTTGCCCGAAAAGCTGACGGTAAAGATTTCGGAAAAATTTATGATTTTTGTGACGATTTCGGAATTCTATATTCGTGGCAGAAGAAAAGAAAATCCATCTATAAAAAGCAGGGCTATACAGTTGAAGAAAAATTTTGAAAAAAATTGTTGACGAAATGCAGGAGTGTATGATATAATGAAAACAAGCTCATAAAAATGAGCAAATTCAGAACGGAGTGATGAATGATGAAGAAACGTACAAGAGTTGACTGGGACGGCATCTGCGTGAAAGCGGGAGCCGCCCTGCTATCTATCGGGCTTGGGATGACTATGGGACACGCTATTATCGGAGCTTCCGATGATGCAAAAGCAATTTCTCCCGAAAGGACAAAAGCAGAATACATCGAAAACTATTACAACGATGGCGAGATTGATTTTCACTTTCGTCGTGGCACAGTAAAGAAAGAGGAAGTAAAACCTCTTTATTGGAGCCTTGGAGAGTTTCAGCTTACCGCATATTGCGCTTGCGAAAAGTGCTGTGGAGCTTATTCAGACGGTTATACAGCTGTAGGGACTTTAGCGACGGCTGGAAGAACGATTGCCGTTGACCCTAACGTGATTCCTTACGGAACTAAAGTTATTATCAATGGGCATGAGTACGTTGCCGAGGACTGCGGCGGTGGTATCAAAAGCAATCGCATTGACATTTTCTTTGATAGTCACCAAGAAGCATTGAACTTCGGCGTTCAGAAAGCGGAGGTATTTATTTATGGCTAAAAGCACACTTGAAAACCTTGACCTCGGTATGCTTGATGCCATGTGGGATATGTTAAAGCTTGGAGGAATAAAGCCAAGCAAAGCAGACCTTGAAGCGCTCATAGAACATACCGATTTCGTCAGGCAAGCTCTGATTCAGAAAACCGCTGGACAACGCAAAGATGACCCGAAAGGCTATATAAACTTCAACGAGCTTCCGCTTCACATCAATATGATTGTCTTATGCGCTTTGTCGCTCAGAGTTTCGGGAATGCTCGAAAAATTTGAAAGTCTTTTTGACGATGAAGAGGCACAAAATGAGCAAAAAGAAGAAAACGAAAACGAATCCACGAAATAAGCCAGCTACCCAAGCTGATGTAAAACGGGCTAAAGTCAAAGCCGAGAATCTTGCGATTGACAAATGCTGGACGATAACGCTGACTGTCTTGCGTGATGATTTCGGCTTCGGGAAAAAACGCATGAGGCGCTTTTGGGAAGATGTCGAAAAGCTGTCGGACGAAATCAACAAGCATGAAATCACGATAAAAGACCTTGCAGAAACCATAGAGAAAGAAAATCACATAGTTCTGGAGGGGGCGTTAGAAGATGGTTGAATGTGAAGTTTGCGGAGCGAAAATACTTGAACCGATATGGTCACACGAAGTTTGGGGCTATGATGACTGGTGGGAAACGCTTTGCCCTAATTGCGGAAGTCCTGTAGAATGGAATGAGCCTTGTACAGATTACGGTATGATGCACCCGGAAATTCAGAAAAAAGAGGAGGATGAAGAATAGTGTACGAAAAAATACCGCAGGAGCTTAAAGAACTAAAGCGCTGGTGTTGCTGGTCAGGTGATAAATTACCAAAAAATCCGTATACGGGAGGTAATGCTCAGAGCAACAACCCCGATACTTGGTCAGACTTTGAGACTGCTTGCAAAGCGGTTGACAAGTACCATTTCAATGGCATAGGCTTCATGTTCGCTCCACCTTATTTCGGCGTTGATATGGATGACTGTGTGGAGAATCAGGAGCTTATTGACGAATTCGTAGGCAGTTTGCAGAGCTATACGGAATTCTCTACGAGTGGAACAGGCATTCACATTATCTGCAAGGGTAAGCTACCAGAGGGAGCGAGACGAAAAAACAAGATTGAAATGTACGAAAATCGCAGATATTTCATTATGACAGGAAATATCTACGACGAGAATTTGACAGAAATTCGTGACTGTACAGAATCAATCAAGCTCCTGCATCATAAGTATTTGTATACGCCTACTCCGAAAGCTCTGTCTAAAGCTGTTGAAAAAGTCAATCTTGCAGACCAAGATGTAATTGACAAGGCTCGTTCCTGCAAAACTGGTTCTTTGTTCCAGCTTTTATATTCAGGCTCTTGGCAGGGGCTTTATCCGTCACAGTCAGAAGCGGATATAGCGCTTTGCAATCAGCTTGCATTTTGGACTCAGAAAGACGAGGAGCAAATGGACAGAATTTTCCGTTCCTCCGGATTGATGCGTCAGAAATGGGACACAAAGCGTGGCGGTTTGACTTACGGACAAATCACAATTCAAAAAGCCTGCTTATCATGTACGGATGTATATGAGCCTCAGATGGATAGAGAAGCAGAAAAGGATGTTGCTATAGGCTTTTTCAAGCAGGGCATGAAGCGTCAAGATAAGCCCAAGAAGCTGTACGATATGAACGATTCAGGAAACGCTCAGAGGCTCAGAGATAAGTTTTTGGGAGGAATTCGATATTCTTATACCCGTAAGAAATGGATGTATTGGAGCGGAAAAGAGTGGTGCTACGACGAATCAGGAGAAATCAAGAAACTTGCCGATGAAGTCATAGCCGAAATGAAAGAAGAGGCGTTTCGTGAAGAGGACGAGGACGAGCGGGAACGCAAGCTGAAATTTGTGAATAAGACCGCAAACGCTACTGGGAAAAACAATATGATTGCAGAGGCCCAGCATCTTGACGGAATCCCGCTGATGATAGACGAGCTTGACGGGTATGTAGATTATCTGAATGTACAGAACGGAATAGTAAATCTGCGTAACGGTGAGCTTATTCCTCATGACGCAAGATTTATGATGTCAAAAATCTGCGGTTGTGAATACGACCCAAGCTCAGAAAAGAAGCCCGAAAGATGGCTGAAATTCCTGCACGAAGTCACAAACGGTGACAAGGAGCTTGAACGATATTTGCAGAAGTGCGTGGGATATTCGCTGACTGGCTCTGTTCGTGAGCAATGCGCTTTCTTCCTGTACGGCATCGGAAACAACGGCAAATCTACTTTCCTTGAAACTATAGCTGAAATGCTCGGCGATTACGCAAGCAACGCACAGCCCGAAACAATCATGATGAAGAAGTTTGGGGAAAGCGGCTCAGGGAGCGACATAGCCCGTCTTCGTTCAGCACGAATGGTTACAACGGAAGAGCCTACAGAGGGTGTGAGACTGAACGAGGGGCTGATTAAACAGCTTACAGGCGGCGGTAAGGTCACTTGCAGATTCCTCTATGGCGACGAGTTTGAATACGCTCCCGAGTTCAAAATTTGGATTGCCACGAATCACAAGCCTGTGGTAAGGGGGACTGATATGGGCATATGGCGGCGTATTCGGCTTATTCCTTTTGAAGTCAATATTCCCGCTGAAAAAGTGGATAAACAGCTTAAATTTAAGCTCAGAGAAGAAATGCCGCAGATTCTAAAATGGGCAGTTCAGGGCTGTATGCTCTATCGAAAAGAGGGCTTGGAGCCGCCTAAATGTGTAGTCGAATCAACTGCTGAATATAAGGCTGAAATGGACTTGATGGCAACGTTTATGGAGGCTTGTATTACGATTGATTACACGGCAACGGAGCTTATTCCTGCGAATGAGCTTTATTCTATTTATACAGAATGGGCGAGAGCGAATAACGAGTATGTTATGACGAGCAGGAAGTTTTACGGAGAATTAGGTAAAAGAACTCCCGAGAAAAAGCGAATCGCCAGCGGGATTGTATATCAGAAAATCCGCCTAACGGATTTTGCCAAGCGTTTTCAGCACAAGAATTATACAGCCTCTTTGTTCAAGTGAGGTAAAGCTGTGGATATTGAATCAATTTCTAAACTGGCTTACGCTTACGCTGGCAGGGCAGAAGTCCCTTATCAAGATATGGATTTAGCCGAAAACCTGTTATTCTATAGGCTGAGAGATATTTATACGGAAGCGCAAGCTGGCGTGATAAGCAACGAAAACGGGAAAAAATACAAAAGTCAGGCTTTGTTTGAGTATTCAAAGGACAGGGCTTTTGTAGACGAACTTTCCAAAATGAAAATAGAACGAGGAATTTTTTGGGCAAGAATAGAGATTGCGGCTTTAGAATATAAGCAAAAACCAAGTCTTGAATCAGCGCAAAAATTCTTTGAAGCCGTGTATAACGCTAAAGCTAAAGAGGAGGAGAAGAAATGACCATTGACGAAAAAAGAGAATATCTCGAAGAATTTTGCCGTTCTCAGAAAATGTGTGGAGAATGCCCGATTACAGGAAATTGTACAGGAGTACCGTTTGAAAAAGTTGCCGAAAGCGACATTGAAGAACTTATGAGTTCTTTGGAAGAAACAACAAAAGAAAGCAAGCAGGAGCAAGAGGCAAATGACCTGAGAATAAACGAAGAGATTATCCAGTCATATTGTAGCAAACTCAACGATATTCCTTGTTCTTATTGCCCCGCTATTCGTGTTTGTGGCAGTAAAGGCGAAACATGGCACACCAATGTTCCAAATTTACCAACATCCGCCGAGAAGCAGAGAGCTGTGCTGGATGCATTTGAGGCCGAATTCCCCCCTGAGTACGATGAAGATTTATTGCAGAATGGTGCAAATATCCCTGAACTCGAAAGCGTAGTAAGACACGCACGGGTCTGTACCGAACTGAATGAGCTGTATAAGCGCAAGAACGCAGACTACGGCGACAGCTTCCATAAGTCTTATGAGGAGTGGGGTCTGACTATGGCGGCTATTCGGTTGGGTGATAAATATAACCGATTTTCAAGCCTCGTCCACAAGGGTGGGGATTCACTTGTGAAAGACGAATCTATCCGAGATACGCTTATCGACCTTGCCAACTACGCAATTATGACCGTTATGGAACTTGATGCAGAAAGGAATGACAAAAATGGAAATGAGGCTTGAAATTGAAAATGTGCGGTATCTCGAACATCAGATTTTAAATGGCTTGGAATATTGGGAGCCGGAAGATAAAACAGCAGAAAAGATGCTTACCTATATTTCGGGAGTTATAGACATGGCTGATGCTGTAATAAAAGCTATTCAAGAATTGGGAGGAAAGACAGAATGAAGAAAGTTAAAATCTTGTTTATTGTGCTTTTGTGTGCATTGCTTTTTACTGGTTGTACTCAGGCCGAAATGGTAAGTCAAAATTTGAGTAAGGAAGCCGATGCTTTCAATGTCCAAAGAAAAATAACTGTAATAAATGCACGAACAGATACCATCATGCTTGAACTTGTGGGAAATTTTTCTATCCAAAATAATGATAGTTCCGAGCTTGAAATCATCTGCGAGATTGCAGATGGTGTATACCAAAAGCACTTTATTTACTTGAATGAGTATACGCTTTATGTCGTAGAGGATATTTCAAACACAAATGTCAGCAAGTATCATTATGAACTGAATATTTTGCCGTATATGAATACTCCCGTTGTGGCTGATATTACAGACTAAGGAGGAAGTAAAAATGCTGAAAATCGAAAACGCAGAAACTTACGGATGGGAAACGGCAATCAGAGGTATGAGAAATCCGATGAATAGCTGGGATAAGTCTGATTCAAGATGGGATAATGATATTCCGGGCAGATTCATTATCGGCCCGAATGATGTCAAGCTGATGAAAACACTCGGAGCCGCAGGAAATGACCACGGAAAATTTCTGCGCATGATTGGTGCTTCACTTGATATAATCGCTCCTCTTTACTGGTGGAAAGAATTTGACACTTACAAGGTGGGAACGGTTGCAAATTCTTGTTCGACAATGCACAAGATAGCGGCAAAAGAATTTACGCTTGATGATTTTTCGCACGAGCATTTGATTAGTTGGCATGACGAAAAACTAAGGCCCGGAGATTTTGCACCTATATATTGGCTGAAAAGTTTGATATGCGTTTTGAACGAAAACAGAAAAAAATTTATTGAAACTAACGATAAAGATTACTGGTGGCAAATGATTCAGCTTTTACCGTCCAGCTATAACCAGCGCAGGACTGTCATGCTGAATTACGCAGTTCTGAAAAATATCTACCACGCACGTCGCAATCACAAACTGGACGAGTGGCATACTTTCTGCGATTGGATTAAAGAGCTTCCATTTTCAGAACTGATTACAATGGAGGAGGAAAAGAAAAATGAACAGGAATCTTGACGGCATTTACTTCCGTGTAGAGAGAGACGGCGAATGGCAGAATGTCTGCTTTTCGGATTTGACTGAAAAAGAGCGTGACGAAATCTGCAAAGGCAGAGAAACTTCTTGGTTTCGGGCTGTAGCTTTTCATCTTGCAGATGTGCTAAAAGAAATCGGAGACGAATTTGGCATTATTAAGAATTAAATAAAAGAAAACAAAGGAAAAACTTGATTGTTTTTCCTTTGTTTTTTGTTCTGAACAAAAAAACTTGAAAAAAATTGAAAAAAAGTGTTGACAATGCTTTTTGCTTGTGATAATATACATACAGGATGAATCAAGAGATTCACCAAACAAAATATTTTATGGAGGTCAAGAACCCATGAGTAACATCACTTTTACTGCCGAGCGCAAGAATCAGATTGAAATGCTTATCAGCTTTGCCAACATGAAGAGTGGCTACCGTTATAAGTTCTCTAACGAGAAGAATCAGGTCGCTATGAACAACGCTATCGAGGCGGCTGATGGTGACATTACCGCAGTCAAGGCTTTTCTCAAAGAGGCCGCTACCAAGAAGCCGTTCGACCTCGTTGCTTCCTGCACGGACTTCGTTCTCGAACAGACCAAGAAGCCCCCTCCCGCTCCCGCTCCCGTTGCTCCTGCCGCTCAGCCTGATAACCTGAACGCTTCTATCAACTTCCTCGGACAGGTCGTGGTTGACCTGCTTGCCAAGACCAAGCTCGACGAGATTCGCAACGTGGTCAGCGATTCTATCAAGAACGAGCTTCGGGACTACATCATGCAGGAGTACGGCCCCATCCAGCGCAAGGTTGAGTTCCAGCTTCCCGAGCGTAAGGTTCAGCTCGAGGGCGTAGTTCATGAGAAGTTTGAAAAGGTTTTGAAGTACGTTCAGGCCGACATTCCCGTTTTCCTGACTGGGCCTGCTGGTTCTGGTAAGAATGTTCTTTGCCAGCAGGTTGCTAAGACGCTTGGCCTTGACTTTTATTTCTCCAACGCTGTAACTCAGGAGCATAAAATCACGGGATATAGTGACGCTATGGGAGTTTTCCACGAGAGCCAGTTCTATAAGGCTTTCAAGAACGGCGGGTTGTTCATGCTCGACGAGATGGACGCTTCTATCCCCGAAGTTCTGATTATCCTGAACGCCGCAATCGCCAACCGCTACTTCGACTTCCCCGCTCCTATCGGTTACGTTGAGGCCCATCCCGATTTCAGAGTGATTGCCGCTGGCAACACTTTCGGGAACGGCGCTGATTACGATTACGTTGGCAGGAGCCAGCTTGACGCCGCTTCTCTGAACCGTTTCGCCATGGTTCGCATTGAGTATGATTCCCGCATTGAGGAATCCTGCGCGAACGGTGACATGGAGCTTCTGAAATTCTGTCGCAAGTTCCGCAAGGCCACTCAGAAAGCTGGCATCCGCACCGTGGTCAGCTATCGTAACATTACGATGATGGCGAAGCTCAGTCAGGCCATTGATACGGACGAGCTTCTTGATAATTGTCTTATTAAGTCTCTTGACCTTGACGATATGAACGCTATCCGTGATAGCGTGATGGGATGTGGCAAGTATAGCGACGCTTTTAACAAGGTTCTCACTTCAAGAGCCAATGCCTAACGGGTGGGGCTTATGCCCCATCCGCTTTAGGTGGATTTTGAAAAAATTGAAAAAAATTGTTGACAACAGCAGGAGTTCGGTATATAATAGACATACAAAATAAATCAGGAGGTCATGAACCCATGAGTAACATCTTCACCAAGAAAATCCCCGCTTTCAATAACGAGGCCATTCACGTTGAGGTTTTCAATAGCGCAAACGAGGTCGTTGAGAAGTCTGCAACAAGAAAGCCGACAAGCTCCTGCTTCTTCCACAACAGCGATTTTGCCAGCGATACTAAGCCGCTTGGTAGGGGTGGCTGGTACGGAGTTGATACTTTCGGAGAAGCAAAGAACCTGATGAAAACAGGTTATCAGCCCACCGTGGAAAAGCTCGAAAAGAGCTTCAAGGCGAACATCAACGGCTCTGGTAAGAGAATCAGCTTTTTCAACGATGTAGTTGGTTTTGCTCCCATCGTTCCTCTCGCTCTTATGGGAGTTCCGAACTCCATGCTGAACAGCTACATGAAGCCCATCAAAGCAAAGGTCATTGACATCTACTATGATATGGTTGCCTCTTGCGGAACAAGGCCCGAACAAATCATTCAAGCTGGGCAGAGACTTTTGGGCGCTATCATTGATTTGGAAATGCAGGGCTATAAATTCAACCTTTACGCAGTTCAGAGCTATTACGATAATGGCGAGGGAGCTGATGTCCTCTGCGTGAAAATCAAGTCCAGTAACACTCCGCTCGATTTGAAGCGCATGAGCTTCCCGCTTACCCATACCGCTTTCTTCCGTTGCATCGGATTTGACTGGTATAGCAAGGTTCCGGGTGGTAAGTTTAGAGACGGCTATGGTCACGCTCTCGGTTATAATTTCAATGAGCAGACGATGAACAAAGGCTTTGAACAGCTTTTTGGCAGGAAGTGCGTAGTCTTCTCAGCCGCAAGAGTTATCAAGTATAGTCCCGATTCTCTGAAAGATTCCATCGTCAATGCTGAAAAGGAGGTGAAATAAAATGCTCGGCAAGAACTTTACATGGTGCAAGTGTTCCCGATGCGGACACAAGCTCTTCGCTTATAAGCCTAACGAAAGCAACAGGATTGATGTGGAGATTAAATGCTCCTCCTGCAAGTTCATCAATAGCGTATCGGTCTGTGGGCCTCAGATTTCCACCACAATCAAAGTTACTAATCAGGATATAAATTCTAAGGGGGTACACTAAAATGCGATTCTCGCTCGATTCTGGAGCTTATAAGCCCGAAAGAGCGCACGCCCTTGATGCAGGGGTGGATTTGAAAGCTCCGAGCAGGGTCTTGGTTCCAGCAAGAGGCTCAGTTACAATCAATACGGGTGTACACGCCGAAATCCCGCAGGGTTATGTCGGAATGCTGAAAAGCAAGAGTGGCTTGAATGTGAGACATGGCATCACAAGCGAGGGCGTTATAGATAGCGGTTATTCGGGGCCAATTATGGTAAAGCTCTATAACAACTCCGATACTTCTTACATAATCGAAAAAGGGGACAAAATCACTCAGCTTGTGGTTATTCCGTGCCTGACAGACGAAGTTGTTATAGTATCTTATGTCAACGCAGGCGAAAGAGGAAGCAACGGCTTCGGAAGCACAGGAAAGTAAGCTGGCGTAGCTCAGAGGGAAGAGCTGGCGACTTGTAATCGTCAGGCCGCAGGTTCAAATCCTGCCGCCAGCTCCAATATGCACGGGGATAGCACAGAGGTTAGTGCAGGCGGCTTTGACCCGTAAGACGCTGGTTCGATTCCAGCTCCCCGTGCCAATTTTAGAAAGGATGAATTGGGATGGAACAGGCAAAAAAAGGTACAAAAAAGAAATTCGTTAGTACCATGCGCAAAGGCTTTCATATGACTTTTGCGAACGGGCTTACAGCTTCCGTTCAATGGGGAGCGGGGAATTACTGTGACAATCATTTTCCAAAAGATATGGATTTCTCGTTTTCTAAGGATGCAGAAAGCAATACCGCCGAAGTTGCGGTTTGGGATGAAAACGGCAACTGGCTTGACCCGTGCGAATTTGTTACAGGCGTACATAGTGACGGGATGGTTGCTGGCTATCTTACGCCAGAACAGGTTTCGGAATTTCTGTACAAAGTTTCAAAGCCGATGTAGCTCAATCGGTCAGAGCGCACGACTTATAATCGTGTAATGAGTGTTCAAGTCACTACGTCGGCACCAATAAAAGCGTCTATGCATTTTGCGTAGGCGCTTTTCCTACATTGACAAACTTTTGCTTTTGTGCTATTTTTGAGCCATAAAGGAGGTGTTTTCAGTTGATTTATAAAGAAAATAATGTATTTGAAGAGGCTTTAGAACGAATAAATATGTTATTCGACACTCACGACGATATTATAGTGTCAATGTCGGGAGGAAAAGATAGCACGGTTTTATTCAATCTTGCTTTAATGGTTGCTAAAGAGCGTAACAGACTGCCTCTTAAAGTTTTTTGGCTTGACCAAGAGGCAGAGTGGCAACATACCGTGGATTATATGGATTGGGTTATGCATTTGCCAGAAGTGGAGCCGTATTGGTTTCAGATTCCTTTTGATTTTACAAATTCTCTATCAGCACAATCAAATTTTCTGAAAGTTTTTGATGAATCGTGCCCTGAAAAGTGGATTCATCAAAAATCGGATATAAGCATTAAAGAAAATCCGACAAAATTCAATCGTTATCACGACCTTGTAAAACAGCTTCCTGCATCTATAACGGACAAACAATGCGCAGTTCTTGTAGGCATGAGAATGAGCGAAAGTCCGAGGCGTAGAATGAGCATAACGGGAAGTTCTGGAAAATGGCATGGTATTACATGGTGTACAACAGCGATAGGCACCACAAGAAAGTTTTGGCCTATTTATGATTTTACCGATGACGATATATGGACAGCTATAGCTAAAAATCATTGGAAATACAACCAAGTTTACGATTTGATGTATAGGTGGGGAATTCCAAAAAAGGATATGCGTGTATCAGCTTTGATTCACGAAACAGCTTGACATAGTATAGAGCTTTTGCAGGAGTTTGAAAAAGATACATACAATCGTTTTTGCGCCCGTATTCCGGGAACATCTACTTTCAATCATACTTTTGATTATAGTGAAATTGTTCCACATACTCTGCCATTTGCCTTTAAAGATTGGAAAGAATATCGTGATTATTTGCTTGTGAACATTACCAAGCCTGAATATTGGGAACTTTTCAGAAATAGATGGAAAGGGCAGGACGGAGAAGAATGGTACAAGGTTCATGTCAAAGAGCTTGTAATCAACGATATAGACGGAACTATAAACGATAACGAGAAATATAAAGTTTATTCAAAAAGCAGATTGAACGGAAAGTATAAAAATAAAGACGTAGAAAAATTTAAGGCTTATATGGAGGAAAAAAGCAATGGCAATTAAAGACCAGCCTATATCCGAAGTGCAATGGATTCCGATTGAAAAAGTCTATGCGAATGATTATAACCCCAATTCCGTGGCTACTCAGGAAATGAAGTTGCTATATGTTTCAGTCAAGAAAGATGGCTATACTCAGCCTGTGGTTACTATTTACGACGAAAAGAAAGACAGATATGTAATCGTAGACGGTTTTCACAGATATTCAATCATGAGGAGATATAAAGACATATACGCTTCCTGCGAGGGCAAGTTGCCTTGCGTTGTTTTGCACGATAAAACCATGAACGACCTTATGGCCTCTACTGTGCGCCACAACAGGGCGAGAGGTAAGCATTCTGTACAGGGCATGAGTAATATTGTTATGGAAATGCTTATGAACGGCGCTTCTGATTTAGAGGTATGCAACAACCTTGGCCTTGAAGCAGAGGAACTTGTTAGGCTGAAATACATCACTGGTTACGCAAAGCTCTACGAAAATAACGAATACAGTCGTGCGGCTTATTCCGAAAAGCAAGTTGAAGAAATGCTCAAATATAAGGAGGAACAAAAAAATGGATAATATCATGGTAGAAAAAGAAATCGTAATGAAGCCCATCAATCAAATCAAGCCTTATGTTCGCAATCCGAGAAAGAACGACAAGACCGTTGAACTTCTTTGCAAAATCATTCCAAAGGTCGGCTTTAACGTGCCCCTTGTTGTGGACGAAAAAGGAATCATTATCAAGGGCCATGCAAGATTTACTGCCGCAATCAGGCTTGGCATGACAGAGCTTCCTTGCATTATATCTCATGCAGACCCCGAGGCAATAAAGGCAGACAGAATCGCAGATAATAAAATCTCTGAGTTTTCCGAGTGGGTCAATGAGGAGCTTATGCACGAGCTTGACAGTCTGAATTTTGACTTTGATTTCACAGAGCTTGGTTTCCCCAAAATGGACTTTGACGATATTCCCTCTATGCAGGATTTTGAGCCCGAACAGGATATAAGCCCAGAGGAGCGAGAAAAGCTCTATAAAGAGTTTTTGGAGAGGCAGGAGAAAGAATATGCTCAGGAGCCACAAATGGCAACAGAAGCCGAAATAAAGGCCGCTAAGGACAATCAGCGGCAAGTGGCCCAGCCTCCGGCACAATACTACAAGTGCGTTTGCGAAAAGTGCGGTCACGTTATGTTCGTAAAGGCTGATGCGATTTGTGATAGGATAGAATAATCTATGAAAAAAACTTTCGTTGTCGCCACTACAGGAGATAGGGCTGATGGTCTAAAACGCCTTATTATATCATTAAATCCTTTTTTTAAAAGCGGATGGGAAATAGTTTCTGTTTGCCAATCGTATGAAATCAAAGATTTCTTAGATATAAAATCTCTTATAGGGCAAAGAGGAAAAGCAATCAGATTTGATAATCTGATTGGGGCACATTCTGCAAAGGTTTTTGCATTAAAAACATTTAAAAGTGATATTTGGTGCAGTTTAGATGATGATATGTTTGCTACTCCGAAAAGCGATTATAACAGAATTTCCAATATTCTTTCCGAGAGAAAGGATATAGGCTTTATATCCGGAAATTGGGCAAGAACATATAACCTTGCAATGGCAAAAAATCAGCAGGATAAACTGATTCCTCAAAAGTTGGTTTTTACTGGCGGAGGGATGGTATTTCGTGATGATGTTGCTGATATTGTAAGGCATATACCGGACGAGCAATACCTTTTTGATGATTGCCTTTGGGCTATGTATGCTTATATAAACGGGTATGATAACTTTCGGTATTTAGGTAGTGTTTCAGTACACCAAATTTGTTCAAAGGGCGGAAGAAGAACATGGCTTAAATCGAAGCCTGAAAGAGTTTTGCCGCCCGAAGAATATTTAAGAGTGAGAAAAGGAAGCCAAAAAGACGGATATAATGAATATTTGATATGCAACGATTCTGATTTGACTGAACTTGCACATCTTGAACACAGGAAGAGAAAAGCTGATGTATAATTCAAGTATAAAAGGGCAAGGACGAACTCTAAAATTCAGGCAGAAAATCGAGATACCTCATAAGGTGTTTTTCAATGATTTGTCTAAAATATATATGCGTGAAGAATTCAAAAGCGCGGATTGCGTATATTCAGATATAGCTTGGAAATACGGATATAAAATATTCAATGATAACGCAAAAAATTCTCCAAATTCGTATTTTGAATATTGCACAAACGCAAATAAACTTGTAGAACTTCTTAGAGTTCCATCTTTTTTAGTCGCAGGAAAGGCTCACAGAAAATTCTTCCCTAAAGCGATTCCTTGCGAAATAGAATTAAACAATAGTGGTATATCTATGCCTGATTGTAGAATTTTCGTGTGGAATTATGATTATGATTACAGGATAAAAACAACGAAAGAGCTTATAGAAATTTTGTCGAAAAGATTTCACAATCCTCTTGACTTTTCTTGCGGAACAGGAGAACATCTTATGAAATTCGACGATTTTATAGCGTGCGATATTGATAGAGATTGTCTTACATATTTGAGCATACTTGTTCAGGAAAGGAGTAAAAATATTGGCACGACCAAGACTTGAAATAGATTCTGAGCAGTTCAAAAAGCTCTGCGCTATACAATGCACACTCGGAGAAATAGCTTCATGGTTCAAATGCTCAGAAGATACGGTCGAACGATGGTGTAAACGGGAGTTTGGAAAAGGTTTTGCGGAGAGCTTTAAAACATACTCGGCTGATGGCAAAATCAGCCTCAGAAGAACTCAATTTAAAATGGCAGAACACAACGTATCTATGGCTATTTGGCTGGGGAAGCAGTACCTCGGACAGCGTGATGTGGTTGAAGCTCAGATGCCCGAAGCCAAATCCGCTATTGAACAAATCGCTGGTATGATAATCGGGAGAAGTCCAAAAGAAGAGCAAGATGAAGAAGAATGAAAAAGTTTGAAAAAAAGTGTTGACAAGCAATGTTTGCTGTGCTATACTGATTACAGAATCCAAGAGAGCCCAACGAAATGATAAACATTCAGGAGGTCACAGAAATGAAAATCGAGTTCAACACAAACTACTACGAGAACGAATACGGCAAGCGCCCCAGCGGAAGAGGCTTTTGGTGGTTCAGCTTTCAGGGCTATGAGTTCAGCCATTGCGGACTTTATACTGAGGCTAAAAAGGCTTGCAGAGAGTATGTCAAACAGGTTGCTCCGAAAGATTATATCGGAGATGTGATAGTCAAGGTTGAAACCTGATATAAGCAAACAGAACCCGTATTAACAAGGAGGTCAAAACAATGCTTACACTTGAAACCATTACGAAAGATACCATTTGGGTCGCTAAGATGAACGGCTGGCGTGAAGCTGGCCCCTATGAGCAGATGAAGCATCTTGCCGAAAGCGACGAGTGCAGGGACTTCGACATTGCCGCCGAACAGCCTGAGCATCTGAAAGAGTTCTACGATGCGTATTTCGATTATGAGCGTGAACACGGATGGACTTTGATTCCCGACTTCTACAACAACGTGTGGGAACAAGCTCACAAGGAGAAGAGGGTCTGGACTGAGGATGAAATCAAGAGCCTCATTCAGAGCAACGACAAGGTTCTGTATCGGGCCATCAAGAAGCTCTATGCCGAGCAGACCGCCGATGAACAAGCCAGCGGCGAAACGAAGCACCAGAACGGTGTCGGCTTCAATGGTGTTGATGCCAAGTTTATGAGCAGTATCGCCGAATTCTTGAACAGAGCCGGATTCCTGACCAGCAAGCAAAAGGTCATTGCGAGAAAGAAGCTTGTGAAATATAACAAGCAGTTGACGAGGCTTGCTAATGCGTGATTCCTGACTATCAAATAAAAACAGCCGCCTTGAAAAAGGCGGTTGTCTTTTTTTGTCTTTGTGATATAATCGGAGCATGGATAATGTGAAGATTACAACTAAACAGCGAGAGTTTCTGACAGCGGGATTCAGCCGAATCAATCTGTTAGAGGGTTCTGTGCGTTCTGGCAAGACTTGGATAAGTCTTGTCGCTTGGGCTTTGTTTGTCGCCTCAATGCCGAGAGACGCAGAGTTCCTGATGGTAGGAAAGACATTGACCACGCTTAAAAGAAACTGCCTGAATCTTTTACAGGACTTGGAGCCTACTTTCAAATTCAGTATCAACGCTAAGACCGCCACGCTATACGGTAGACGTATTTGGCTTGAGGGCGCTGATAACGAAAGAGCGGAAAACAAAATCCGAGGCATGACTTTAGCAGGAGCTTATATAGACGAGCTGACCCTTGTTCCCGAGGGCTTTTACTATATGGCCCTGTCTCGTCTTTCGTATCGTGGAGCAAAACTATTTGCGACTACAAACCCTGATAGTCCCACAAGCTATGTATATACAGATATAATTGAAAACGACGAGATAAACAAGAAAGTCACAAAGTTCCTGATAGAAGAAAATGAGTTTCTTGACCCTGAATATGTGGAAGATTTACGGCGTGAGTATACAGGCGTTTTCTATCAAAGATTCTTTCTCGGCGAGTGGGTCATAGCTGAGGGTCTTGTTTATCCGATGTATAACAATACCGTTTCAACCGAAAGCAGAAACTATCAGGAATATTGCGTATCAATGGACTATGGAACACTCAATCCAACTGCTATGATTCTTTGGGGTAAATGCGGTGAAAAGTGGTATGGAGTTAAGGAATATTATCACTCAGGCAGAGATACAAATGACCAAAAGACAGATGAACAATATTATGCGGCTCTCGAAGCTCTTTGCGGCGATTTACCCATTCACGAGGTCATCATAGACCCGTCAGCCGCCAGCTTTATAACCACGATTTATCAGAAGAGAAAGTTTCATGTTCGCAAGGCCGACAATACGGTTATAGACGGCATACGAAATACAGCTTCTTGTCTGGCTCGTCAGGATATTCTTTTTAACGATTGCTGTAAAAGCACTATAAGAGAGTTCGGCCTTTATTCTTGGGACGATAAAACCGCAGACGATTCAGTTATCAAGGAGAACGACCACGCAATGGACGCAGTACGCTATTTCGTCATGACAAAAAGGCTTTTCAGAAAGAGAGATAAATCTTGATTGCTTTTGTTGACGAATGTTAGCAGAATGTACGATAAATGTATTGAATAGCGTTTCTATAACTTTCTTTATATATATTATTATTATATATATATTTTTACTATTTTCCTACATTCCTACATAGAAAAAAAGAATATATAAAAAAAGTGATATAAAATAATAGAAATCGGGAAAATCGAGAACTTTTTGATATTGAAAAGTTCGAGATTTTGATGTAGGAAAAATAGAGTTTCATACACTTTTTATACATCAAACCTACACTAAAACGAGTAAGGAGGGCAAAAATGTTCACTTTTCAAGACTTTTTAAAGGCGAGAGAAAAAAGCGGCGATACTTCCGCTGTGCTGAACGCTATTACTCAGCATAAGCAAAGCGACGAATACAAGATTGCCGTGGACGCTGATTTGTACGACAGGCAGAGAAATGTGACAATCAACAATTACGTTCAAACTATCTTTACGATTGCAGGAGCGCCGATTGAGGACTATACAGCCTCAAATAACAAGATTGCGTCAAACTTCTTTCATCGGCTGAATAATCAACGCTGTACCTATAGCTTGGGCAACGGCGTGTATTTTTCAAACGACAAAAACGGAACTCTCAAAGCAAAGCTCGGCAAGGACTTTGACCACAATCTTTATGAGGCCGCTTACTTTGCGCTGATTCATGGCGTGAGCTTTGGCTTTTGGAATTTCGACAAGCTCTATGTCTTTAAGCTGACTGAGTTTGTACCGCTTATCGACGAGAACACAAGCATAATGAGAGCGGGAGTTCGCTTCTGGCAGTTGTCGGAGGATAAGCCGCTGAATGCCACTCTGTACGAAGAAGATGGCTATACAAGCTACGTTACTAACGAGCAGGGTAAATTTATAGCCTCTACTCCAAAAACGCCGTATAAGCTGAAAATAGCGGTCACAGAGGCTGATGGTGAGGTAATTATAGGCGGAGAGAATTACGGAAGCCTGCCTATTGTTCCGCTGTGGGGGTCTAAGCTCCATCAGTCTACGCTCGTTGGTATGCAGACGGCTATAGACAGTTTCGACCTCATCCGCTCAGGTTTTGCAAATGACCTGACTGACTGTGCGGAAATCTACTGGCTGATTGAAAATTGCGGCGGTATGTATGAGGAGGATTTACAGAAATTCCGTGAGCGCTTGAAGATTACACATATTGCCAGCGTTCCAGAGGGTGACGAGGCGAAAGTTACTCCATATACGCAGGAGATTCCGTATCAGGCACGAAAGACTTATCTTGACGATATACGGGCTGGAATCTATGAGGACTTCGGCGCTCTTGATGTTCATGCTGTAGATGCCGCAAGTACAAATGACCATCTTGAAGCGGCTTATCAGCCTATGGACGAAAACGCAGATGACTTTGAGTATCAAATTATAGAATTCATCCAGCAGATACTTGTAATTATGGGTGAAGAAGTTGACGTTCCAATATTCAAGCGGAACAGAATCAGCAATCAGGCTGAGCAAGTGCAAATGGTGCTTTCTGAGGCCGCATATCTCGACGAGGAAACGATTTTGAATAAACTGCCTAATATTACTCCTGACGAAGTGAAAGAGATTCTGGAGCGAAAAGACTTTGAAAGCATGGACAGGATGGGAATGATGAATAATGGCTGACCCTGCCGCTACCGCTACTGACAAGCTCATAGCTCAGATGGAAAAGCGCATGAATACCGTTTATCGAACAGCTCAGTATGAAATGGAGCAGAAACTAAAGCGGTATATGCGTGATTTCAGCGAGAAGAATAAGCAGTTCAAGAAAGACGTTAAAGCTGGTAAAAAAACTCAGGAGCAATATGACAAATGGCTTAATACGCAAGCGTATCAAAAGAAGTGGCTTGAAGAAATGGTAAATACTCTGACTACAGACGCTACGCTTACAGATGTTAAGGCTATGAGTGTTGCGAGAGGTTTCTTGCCGGAAGCGTATGCCGTAAATCGCAATTACGGCGCTTTTGAAGTTGAAAAAGGCTCTTTGCTTGATACGAGTTTTACGCTATATGATGCCCATACTGTGGAAAGAATAGTCGAGGAAAGGCCAAAGCTATTGCCGCTTAATCCATCGCCTGATATTCCAAAAGAACAGCATTGGCACAAACAGCAGATAAATAACGCTGTTGTTCAAGGGATTCTTCAAGGTGAATCTTTGCCCGATATAGCCAAAAGACTGCAAGCCGTTACCGATATGGACAATAGAGCGGCTTTGAGGAATGCGAGGACTGCTACAACTGCGGCTCAGAATGCAGGGCGTGTAGATTCGTATAAAGACGCTGAAAAGATGGGTATAAAGCTCAAACAACAATGGATGGCTACGCTTGACGGAAGAACGAGAGAAAGTCATAGGCATCTTGACGGCGAGGTTGTAGCAGTTGGCGAAAAGTTTTCTAACGGCTGTGAATATCCCGGCGACCCGTCAGGCGAACCTGCCGAAATATACAACTGCCGTTGTACACTTATTGCGGCTGTGGAGGGGCATTCACATCAAGCGTCTGATTTATCGTGGCGATACGATAAAGAGCTTAAAGGAATGAGCTATGAGGAATGGAAATACGGCAAAGAGGGAACGCCCGAGGCAATAAAAGATAAAATTGACGCAAAGCAGGCTGAAATAGCGGATATTCAAAAGCAGATTGGAAATTTGCCGAATCAGACTTATTCCGGTATTTGGAAAAATGATGTAACTTTAGCTGATTACATGGACAAGAAAGATAGTATACCAGCTAAAGAAAACTATTATAATTCTGAGTTGAGCAAGCTGTATCAAAAGCAATCGGACGGCACAATAACATCGTTTGAAGAATCAAAGATAGCTGACTTTGAAAAGAAACTCGTTGACCTTGAAGATTTCAAACAGAAAGGCTTACAGTACGAGGCGGATGTAGCACAGCTCAAAGGGCAAATGAAAGATTTACAGGACGAGCTTGCTGATTTAAAAAAAGATTATAAAGCAATCGGCGGTGAGTTGTCTAAATTCGATGCAGACGCTTATACAGAGGCTCGTAAAAATGCCGCTATGTCTTTTACTGACAAATACGAAGCCGATAAATTTCATCGTGCTTATCTTGATTCAAAGTGGGACGAGCTGACTGATTATGAAAAATACGGAACTTGGAAGTATACGGAAAATTCCAATCCAATGAATAAGCCTCTGAGTGGATATACAGAAAGTTGGAGCAGAAGCGACTTTCAAGGAGTGGGCAATGTAGATTGGGGCCGTGAGGATAGATGGAGAAATCTTAGTACAAGA